CTCGGCATCCGGGCTGTCGTTCATGGTCTCGTGGGTCTTTTCCGCAGGCTTTGCGGTGGCGTTCCACACCACATGGATGATATAGCCCTTGTCCGGGTCCTCGTCGGTGCCCACCTTGGTCTGCCAGCTGAAGCCAAAGCTCTTGCGCTTCTGCTGGCCGATGCGCACACCCTTGACCGGGGTCGACAGGCCGTCGCAGGGCTCGAACTCCTCGGGGTACATGTACGCCTCGATGGTAAAGCTGTAGTCCTCGCCGGAGATCAGGCGTGCATACTTCATGTTGTCGGCCCACAGGTCAGTGGGCTCTGCGCCGCTGGGGCTCTCGGTCACGCCGGTCAGGCCGTTCCAGCCCGCGCCATTAGCGTAGCCCTCGCCATCAGCCTTGGGGTAAACCACGCCATGCGAAACACCGGCATGGAACTTGCGCTTGCCGTCTTCATCCCATTTGATTTTCATAGGTTTTATCCTCCTTTATAAATAGGTGTCAGTACCACACGCTGAATACGTCGTGGTATAAGTTGTCCGAAATAAATTGGCGGTCATGAGAAGCCTTTGCAAGCTCGCCCATGGCCGCCGTCATTTCGCTGTCCGGTTTTGTGTCGATCACTGTCACGGTGTAATGAAAGGTCTGCCAGTATACCCGGTCGTCCGCATCCCTGCTGCGAATTTTGGAACGTTCGTAGCAGATGCAGGGGTACTTCATCCGCAGATTTGCCGGGGGCTGGTAGTAGACGTTTTCGCTGCCGCACCGCCGTTTCACGATGCTGCGCAGATACTTATCCAGCCCGGAGCGTCTCTCAGCCAGCTTCACTGCCATGATACAGCCCTCCCAGTGTCAGGGTCAGACGCGGGTAATCCACCGTCACGTCTGTCACTTTCCATTTTCCTCCGTAAAGCGTCACATACCGGAGATCGCAAAAGTGCTCCTGAATGTAAGGGTCTGCGATGACGCTTAGCGTGTTCGCAAGGCTGATATCATCGTTCACCTTGTCGCCGGACTGGATTCTGCGCGTGTTCCGCACAAGATCGCCGTAACAGTCACGCTCTGTCACGATCTCCGAGTAGACACTCGGCTCTGTCTCCTGGGTCTCAACAAATCCCAGCTTTCCAAACCACTTGCTCATAGCGCACCTTCACTCCATTTTGATTAGTTTATACTAACCTCAAAGCCTGAAGAATCAGGCCTTGGCGGTGTAGGTCACAGCAGTCTTGCCGTCGTAGGTCACAAAGCCTGCGCTGGTCTTTGCCACCGCCTGGCACAGCTCGGTGCCGTTATCGATCATCAGTCGGCCCAGCTTAAAGGCCTTCTCGCAGTCTTCCTGCGCAGCCTCGGTCTTGTGGTCGGCATCCTCGTACAGCTTGCCATCATTTGCGTAGGCAATGTAGTTTGCCACGTGCAGGTCATAGCCGGTCTCGTAACAGGGTTTCAGCATATCGGTTTACCTCCTTTTTAAGCAGCCCACTCAATGGCCATAGCGCTGTAGGGGCTGGTCAGTGCACCGGAGCAGCGGGTCTCGATCAGGTACTTCTGTGCATTGAAGTCGATGTCAAAATCATCGAACATGCTCACGGCACCGCCCTTGTCCGCACCCACGGTGTAGTCGGCCAGGTTCACGATCACGGCAGCCAGATTGCCGCCCTTGGCACCCTTGCGGCCTTCCATTTCGGGAATGGTCACGATCTTGGCAACGCGCAGCTTGCGGGCCAGTGCGGCCTCGTCCGTGTACAGCTGGCGGCCCATGCCGTCTTCCAGCAGCAGCATCTCGGTCAGGGCATCCTCAGTGGTAAACATGGTCGGAGTGCCGCTGCCGCGGTAGTCCTTGCGGGCACGGATGGCCTGCTTGATAAAGGCCTTGTACTTGTCCTCCACGGTGGTCATGCCGGTGGTCTTCACCTGTACCTTGATGGTAAACAGGTCGGCATCGTTGAACACCGGGCGGATGCAGTTCTCGTCGATCTTGTCGCGGCTTGCTGCCATGCGGCCATCGCCCAGAATGTAGGCCAGTGCCAGCTCACGGTTCAGCTTGTAGCGCATCTCGTTGCGCAGCCATGCCACCACGTCAAAGCTGGTAATGTCGATCACGTCGTCGCGATCCAGCTCCTGCTTCTTGTACACCGTGGTCGGGCCAGTGGAGCGGCGCAGCAGGCCGAATACCTCTTCGGTCTTGTAGTTGCCCTTCAGGTAGCCCTTGGCACGTGCATCGTCCTCGGTCAGGTCCGCAAACATGCTCTTGAAGCGGCTGAACGGGATGTGCTTCACGCCGCCCATTACCACGCTCACCCAGTCGTCAGGCTTGTCAATGATGCGGGGCGGGGTGTCCAGCAGGCGATCTTCCGGAAACAGCCAGTCGATGTTGTCAATGCCGTGGCACAGGGCGTTCACTTCGCTGTCCTCAATGCCGGCATTTGCAAAAGCAGCCTTCATAGTGCCGCAGGTCTTGGCGGTCTTCACCACCTTGTTGATCTCGTCAATGCTGTGCTTCAGCACGCCCTGGTCCTTGTCGTTGTCAAAAACATTGTGCTTCACGGTTTCGTCCTCCTTATCGTTGTCTGCTTCCTTGTTGTCTGCGCCTTTCTTGCCATCGGTTACCATGCCGACAATGGCGTAAACAACGTTCTTCTGCTTCTCCGTCAGGCTGTCGAACACTTCCTTGACGGTTTCTTCGGTGATTTCTTTGTCCTCGGGGTTCTCTTTGGTATTCTCCTTGTCCTTGTCCTCGTCTTCGGAATGCATGATCTCGTCCTCCTCATCCAAAGGGTTGTCATCGGGGTCAAGGCCATGTCTCAGGCTGATCCCGCCGTCGGTATAGATAAAGGCCTCTTCGCCTTCGTCTGCACTCCAGTCTGCGCCATGCTCCACGATCTCGTCGATCAGTGCACCCGGGTTGCATCCGGCCAGTACCAGACTCAGTTCCCGGATCACACCGTGCATCACGGTCTGGCCAGCTTTCTTCAGACCATTCGCAAAGATGCTCATGGCATCAATGTCGCCGCTGCGCACAGCCTCCAGCGCAGTCTTTCCGCCGGGTGTGTCGTTCATCTTCACGTAGGCATAAACGCCGTCTTTCCGGTTCTGCAAAAGTGCGTGTCCCAGTACGTATTCCGGGCCGGAATGGTTGTGGTTCCACACCACAGGCACCTTTCTGCCATTGTCGTCTGCAAAGGCGTTCGGGGCAATGGTCAGTCCGTCATAGCACTTTGTGTTCGCCTTGGTCGCATAACCGGAAAAATCATAGTCGAAATTTACTGCCATTTTGATTTTTCCTTTCATTAAAAAAGGCTCCCTCTCAAAGGGAGCTGTCAAGAAGCGCTGCCGTCAGGTGGCCTGCGAGACGGAAGGAGTTTCCCTTGCCAGCAGCCGGTCAACCGTTTCTTTCCCTCCAGCCATGGCAGTTGGAGTCTCCCGGTCAGCACTCTGGTTCAAGTTCTTGTTGCTCAGCTCGTCCGCCCGCGGATCTTTACTGGGCTTCAACCCGATGAGCTGCCGGAACTCGTTGGAGCTCATGATCTCATTGCGGGTGAACTTGTCTGCCATCTCGGCCACCGTGCCAATGGGTGCCAGCTTGAACGGGTCGCGGAAGAACAGAATGCTCTGCCGCTGGCCGCGGGCGGTTTTGGTCAGGAACTTCCGCTTCATCTCGTCCACGATCGCGCTGACGATGGGCTCCACGATGCGGTTGTAGTAGTTGGTCATCGCTGCCTCGTCCGCCGTCCCGTTCATGATCTCGAGGGTAATACCCAATTGACTGTAGAACATGTTCGTCAGGTATTCGATCTGCTTCAGAAGGTTGTTTTCAAGGCTGCGGTTCAGTTGCGTCACCCGCTCGGTGCCGTCCGTCCACGCAATTCCGTATTTCGAGTCGCGAAGCTGGTCTTCGATCTCCTGTCGGCGCTTGTTGGCCTGCTCCCGCCGTGCTTCGCTCTTCACAACGTAGGGCAGCTGAATGATCAGGTCCAGCTTCCCTGCACCTGCCTGCTCGTCCACCACGTCGAGTAAGCTCAGCTTGCGGATCAGGCGCTGCATCGTGCTGTTCGGCTCGTTCATGATGGCGTAGAATGGGTTCTCGATCAGAGCCACAGTCTTTTTCGGCAGGACCAGTTCCTCTTTCTGCCCGGTCTTGTCGTTGTAAAGCCGCACCCGCACATGCTCGGGGTACCATTCCAGCACTTTGCCCACCCGCATGGAGTAGATTTTGTAGCTGTCACTCTGGCTGGGGTCGTAGTTCGTTTCCACCGGCACCACAGCTACCACGCCTTCGTCCAGCATGCTCATCACAATGTCCTGCACAAGGCCCCGGCCCGTCTGGTCCAGGTTTGCTTCGAGGTTCAGGCAAGAATTAAGGCCCGAGTCGATGACCGAATCAAACCGACCATTGTCATCGAGCCTTACATGCTGTATCGTGATGGCGCTGCAGTCCATCGAGATGCGGTTGTATACACTGGTCACGAACGTTCGCTCGTTGCCGCGTGTCAGCCGCACCCGGTCAGGCCGGTAGCTGTACCCGCCAGACATTCCCCCAAAGTTCCGGGGAGGGTCCCGGTTCAGAAAAGCGTTCCAGGCGTGCTTCAGCCGGGAACCCAATGTCGGATTTGCTTCCATTTTGAATTTTTCCTCCAAAAAGAAAAAGCGCATCAGCCATTAAGCCAATGCGCTCGCTGAGTTCTGCCAGTTTAGCTGAACTCGATCTCAATTTTGTTTTTGCTCAAAAGGGTCACGATGGATTCGTCATTGAAAACTGGGTCGCAGACTACCGCCATAAAGCTGTCATACTCTTTTTCAAGGTCGCCCCACCACAGTGCATAAGTCGTCTGGTAATTGACAGTCGTTGATTCAACGCCTGCGCGCTTTCCATCAAAGGTAAAGTAAAAGTCATTATCGTTATCAACAACGATTTCCTGCAATTCTTTCAGCGTCATAGAATATCACCATTCTTCTTTTGTTCTTCTTCGGTAAGTTCTCGTCTGACTTCGTCTTTCTTTTCGCCAGTTTCATCTCGCATATATTCGTGAATATGCTCTCCATGAATACCATACGGATGTTGCTTCGGATTACCATGGTCAGTTGTATGAATTTCTTTCTGCTTAAAACCTCTGGAATCATAAAACGACCTCTTGTCGATTTTTCCATTTCGATCAAGATGATCTAAGATTGTGTTCGGCTTATAAGTTCTAGGTGCGCCCTTGTGCCCTTCGATTGTTTCTTTAATTATAGCAGATTTTTGCCTTCTGGCAACTTGTTTTCGCTCTTTGCCCAAGGCAGTCAATCTTCCATTTCGGTCTTGGTAACGTCGAACTCCCCACTTCATGCCTTTGACACCGTAATGGTAAAGCTCACTCGTTCCGTCAGTCCACTGCCACATAATGGTTCCTTTGTTTCACCTCTTATGCCCCATATACTTTCATGATCGCTGAAATCGCTGTAGCAGCCATACCTTTTTGAATCACCTGCGAATCAACGATATCTTTTCCGATTTTTGCTACTGTGTTATAGTTGTTATAGAGATTGCTTAAAGTCCCCAATGCTGCTGCCGCAGTTCCTGCAATTGCAACCGCCTGTTTAACTCTGTTAGGTTTTGCAATCAAAGATTGATACTGTTTTTCTTTCTGAAGGCGATTGATTTTTGCATTGAGATCTGCATCACTCAGTTCCTGAATCCTTTTCTTCTCATGAGCGCGAGTGTATTCAGGATGGTCATCCTGCTGATATCGTTTTTTCCCTTCAACGGTCAGTGTACCGTCCTGATTTTGATATCTTCGTACGCCCCACTTTTGGCCCTTGATACCCCAATGCCAAAGGCAATCATTATAAGTCATCAATATATCACCTCTATATCTATTGCATTCATACACCACCACTGTTATACTAAATTAAATTAGCATCTTTAACGTCTACTTGGTTTGAGGAGGTTTGAATATGCCCGAATCCGAAATGTTCCCTCTCCAGTCTGTCGGCTGCGAAGTCGCTTCTTGCAATGCCCCACTCGACTTTGGTGATGCAACTCGTTTCCGTAAGGTCGAGTTCCCAGAGCAAGCTGGGCTTGCAGCCAATTCCCTTCTACAGCTTGTTCCTGCAAAACTTGCGGCAGAAGCAGCATCAAACACCTATGTTCTCCGGTTTCCAAAAGGCATTCGGGGCTCGCTTATGAACTTGCATCAGGGGGGTCAGTCTACTTCCATGAAGGATGCTACTGGACATTTTGTAGGAACCGCATCGTTGTATCGTTCTGATCCGTTGTCACTGGCCGCCTTTCAGGTATTCAGCATCGCATCTTTTGCAACAGGTCAGTATTTTCTTACGGATATCAGCTCTAAGCTGACCGAAGTCAATAAGAAGCTTGATGACCTTCTTGCATTTCTGCAAACCTCAAAGCGCACAGAACTTCTCTCCGAGCTGACTTTTGTGAAATATGCACTAGCAAATTATTCAACCATCATGCTCAACGATGCTCAGCGTATTGCAACAATTGGAAATCTCCAGCGTGCAAAAACGAAAGCAATTGCCAACATAGAGTTTTACGCAGAGCAGCTTGAGAGTTCAGTCGGCGGAAAAGCAAATGAAAGCCAAATCCAAATCGTTTTGCAGAACAAGCAGGGCGTCGATCTTGCTTCCCAGCTTTATGCTATCAGCGGCATCATGGAAACCTATTATTCGCAAAATTGGAATGAATCTTATCTGGCGAATATCAAAGATGATGCCAAGCCGCTATTTGCTCTTACGCAAAACCGCATGATTGGCGCTTTAAGAACTTTCTCCGATAAGGTATCTAAAGAACTTGAGGGCCGAAAGAAAAATCCTCTTGCTAAGAATGAGGTCTCCAAAAGAGAGCGCGAAGTTCTTCGGGTATACGATACTCTGAATTCTCAGACTGAATCTCCGCTTCTCATTTTGATGACAGATGCCCTGAATAAGCCTTCGGAAGAAACAGAACTCTACCTTCGTTCTGATGGAATCGTTTATCAGAAAGTTTAATTGGTAAATTACGAGGAAGAATTATTATGTGGTACTTATGGGGGCTCATTCTTGATACACCTTTGTGGGGATGTATTTCATTCGGCTTACTTTTGATTTCTGGAATGGATTTACACAGACCATCAGCGCCGCATGGAAGAACAGCAGCAGCGTATGATTGAGGAAAATCTTCGTGAAGCACAGCGCCAGTCTTATGAAAATGCGCAGCGCCGTGCGGAATGTGCCCGTGCCCGTAATGAAGAACTTTCCCGGAAGTGGAATGCCTGCGAAAAGAAGATTCTTAAATATTGCCGTACCCATCAGAAGAAAACGCTGATCGGCATTGCAATTTGCGTCGTTCTTCTGGCCTTTGGCTTTTCTGCAGCCGCCAACCATACGAACAATAGCCGAGCCCTCGCCGCCCATCAGGCCGAGCTTGCCCGCCTGAAGGATGAAGAAATAGCCGCATCGCACCTTGCTATGGGCGAAGTCAAGATGCCTGAAATTGAGATCGGTATGGCCACCGACTACCGTATTGTCAAGCAGGACTTCGAGAATGCCGGTTTCATCAACATCACCGTCGAGCCAGTGCCTGATCTCACCAACACCACGACCAAACGCTATAACGCCGTCATCGAAGTCACCGTAGATGGTGTTCCTCGCATGAATGTCGGCGACTGGTATAAAGTCGATGTCCCTATCGTCATTACATACCACACCGTTGGAGATACCATCCTTACTCCGCAGGAAGAAGCCTATTCCATCGCGCAGGGCCTTCTGCACGGTAAACAGGACTAACAGAAAGGCATTTTATTATGTACTTGATCATAGGGCTTATACGTTCCACAATTTTGTATCTCGGTTTTATTTCTGCTGTTAGAGAGCATTCTTTTCAATTACTTCTTCTGTACTTGATAATGCTCGCCATCCATGCCGTACTTCGTAAACTTTCTAAAGACCATATTTCAATAGGTGATACTCTTTTTTACGGAACTACTCATGATGTCTTAGCGCCAATTCTTGGAATAAGATCTCTTGTAAAATTGTTGAGGCATAAGTATCTTGATAGTCCAAACGAGCCTCACGCTGAAATTTTTCTGGCACAAGGTATCACAGAAGCTGTATGGTCAGTCCTTTTTCTGATATATTTGGCAATCATTGTACTTTAATCACTCAAACGCATCCCGGTTCACCTTATAAGCTACATACGCATCCATCATAGCGGCAACCGCATCGATCTTCTGGTCATATCGTTGTTTCAGAAGCTTGCGGTTGCCGTTTGTGTCTTCCAGGGTAATGCAGTTTCCCATAGCGAATTGCATCAGTGCTTCGTCAAAGAGCAGTTTCCGCTGTTCGCTCAGCTTCTTCAGCTCACCAAGCGGCACGCTTTCGGTCTTTGCGCCCTGAATCACCTTCTCGATGGCATACTCGCCGTTTTCCCGCGCCCACCGCTCCACAAAGTCCTTTGCGTTGTAGGGGTCGTAGCCAAAGGCACGCACGTCGTACCCGCTGTTCTCGATGAAGGCATCCAGGTCATCGTATACTTCCATCATGTCCAGCACCGTACCTTCCATAATGACCAGTGTCCCCTCCCGCATGAACTCGTCATACTTCTGGCGCATGGCCTGCGGCAGTTTCGAGAGGGTGTAGCTCGTGATGTAGTCCCGTGTCTTCACGCCAAAGTAGCCGTGGTCCATTGGGAACAGAAAGGTAAAGGCGCAGAAGTCGTCACCCTGCGAGAGGTCCGCCCCCATGGCACAGGCCATCTGCCAAAAGTCCCGGTGCCGGTGTGGCAGCGTCTCCTCGTAGGGGAAGAAGTAGGTGTACCCTTCCATCGGGATGCCGAAGCGCTTGGCCAGAATGTCGTTCCGGCTTGCCGGTGCTTTTTCGGCGCGTTCCACGTCCAGCTGGTAGGCTTCGTAACTCACGGTCAACCCCAGGTTCGGGTTCGCCTTCACCCACATCGACGGGTCGTTCACTTCTTCAATGCTGTCCAGCTTGTAGTACCAGATGGACACATGCGGGTTGACGTAATCCCCTTTCAGGATGCTCATCAATTCCATTTTGATGGAGTCGCCGCAGCCGTTGCGCACCGTGCCCTCGCTGCTGGTCGCCACGATCAGGTAATCGTTCACCTTCGAACTGCCCTGCTCGATGGCACCAATGGGGTCTTCCCGGATGGGGCAGCTGAGCCACTCGTCTACTGTTGCCACCTTGTCTCTCCGGCCCTGCAGCTTGTCGATGCTCATGGGCCGAATTTCCAAAAGGCTGTTGGTCAGGAAGTTTTCGATGCCCTTCTTCGTGCTGGCCAGCTTCACCCTGCCGGAAGCAGCACCCGTCGTGTTCTGCAGGCTGCCTTCCGTCATAAAACGATAAAGAGGTCCTCTCGCCCGCGCGATTGCTGTGCGCACTGGTGAGAGGACTTCTTCTGCCTGTTTCATGGTGGGTGCCGTGGTGATCTGCTGGGTGGTGTACCCGTCCACGGAGAGGAAGTATTGCTGGATGCAGCTGTCGTACATGCTCTTTGCCGCACCGCGCGCCACGATCAGGTACTGCTTTCGAACCAATCGGTGCTTGATGCGCTTCTGCTCGTAGTGGCCGCCGTGTCCGTCCGGGTTCGGCTTGTAGACGGTGCGTTCCTCAAAGTAGTACCACCCGAAGATCTGCTCGGCCCATAGCTTGAAAGTCTCCAGCAGTTTCAGGTCCGTGCCATCCGTCAGGGTCAGCTCCCGTTCGCAGAATTTCACAAAGCCGTCCATGGCCTTGTCATCATAGTAAACGCCCGGGTTCGCGATCAGGTCGTCGATCCGGTTCATCTCCATGCTGATCTCTCTGCAAACAGGGATCTCCCCGCGCATCACGGCCTCCCGGAACCGGCCGTAGTAGATCGGCGTTGCCGTGTTCGAGAGTGCCATTTTGAATTTTTCCTTCCTGCGGGTGCGTTACGGTTTTGCCGCAGCACTGCGGCGGAACGCATTGCCGGTGATCTCCTTGAAATCATCATCGGTGATGATGCCCTTGATAACGTAGATACGCAGCATTGCTTCGCTGATGCGATTGCCGCGCCAGCGTTCCGCTAATTTTTCTTTCGTCGTCATAACGTCTGCCTCCTTATTCCGAAACCGTCGGCATGCTTAGCGCGACAATATCTTCCAGCGCATCTGCGATGCGCGTCTGATCGCTTACCGTATCTTCGGCGGAGCCCTTGCCTGCGGCATCTTCGAAGTTTTCAATGGCGTCCAAATAGTCCTGATCGGAAGTGCAGGCGCTGAAATCGCATCCTGCTTTGACCATCATGGAAACATAGTCATCAAAAACAAGCGCCACAGACCCGTTGATCACGCCGCCGCCAACGATCATTTTGGTGCGCTTTGCCCACGGATAACGAGAAAGCCACTGTTCCGCGGTGAGCTCCTCACCGATCGGCGTAAAAACAGGACTTGCATTGTCATAGATTTTGTAACGAGACACGTTTTGTCCTCCTTAACTTTGATTCTTTAACTCGAAATATTCGACGTACAAGCTTCCGCCACCGGCAACCAGCGCATAATTTCCGACAGAGACGATCGTTGCCTTTGTTCTTCCCACGCTCAAGCTATAAGAAGTTCGCGTGAAAGATGCATCAAAAACATCAACGACTGTGCTCTTGTTGTCTCCGCCTGCAAAAATCAAGCGCTTATCCATGCCGGAACCCAATGTGCCTGTCGCGGTATTAGAACGACTGGAGCTCAAAGCAATCGTAGTGTCTCTGGTCAGCGACGCATTGTATCGGTCAATGTATGGCGTAGCCGTTGTGCCGCCGCCGAACACTGCATACCCCGCAAAAGACGCGCCCTGAAAATTTGTTCTGATTGCCGAGAGGTTCTCTAAAGTGTGCTTCGTCAACGCAGCATCGTAGCATTCCACCAGGGAATAACTCGTCGAGTCATCCTTACCGCCTGCAAAGATCGCGTACTCGCCGATCGAAGCACCGGCCAGATAATATCGTGCCGTACCCAAAGCGGTAATTGTGCGCCGGGTCAAAGAATTGTCGTATGCGTCCGTTGTGTTGGAACTCGTATTGTTGACCCATCCGGCAAAGATCAGATGGTTCGTGGTGTTTGCAGTAGCGCAGTTGCACTTTGAAGAACTCAGGTCCGTCAATTGCGTTTGCGTCAAAGATGTGTTGTACGAGATGGCCTCATCACATCTTATTATTTTTACTTTGCTGAAAAGAGCTTTGTACATGTAATATCCGCCCGCGAAGATAGCGCGATTATTTATCACTCCACTCAACATGCCTGATCTCCATTTATCGGTATAGTTTGAGAAGCTAAGCTGCGCAATGTTTTGTGCAGTCAATGAAGAATCATAGGCATTTACGCTGTCCGAATAATCATATTCGTTTGATTGCCCTTTATCGCCGCCTGCAAAAATCGCATAATTGCCAACGGACGCTCCAGCAACATTATTTATAGAACCAAAATTTCCATTTAAACTTTTCGAATTACTCATTCTTAATGGGACATTCGTCTTCCCTCCATAAACAATCGTTCTCAAATCCGAAAAGAATGGTTTCGCAACGCCATTTTTACCAACATACGCTTTTCGAACCCGTCGTGCCTTTATACCGGTAGAAACGCCTGTCTGAACATATTCAAGCCGTTCATATTTTGCAGAGAGTGAGAAGGTTCCATCACTGCTACCATCGTTATCATGATGGATGTCGATGCTTATGGATTCTCCCGATTTGATTACCCCGGTCCAGGTTCCACTTTTGTTATAATCAGAGCTTTGCTGATATTTTATAACATACGTACTACCGACCTTGAGATACACGTAAACATCGTCGTTTGTGTTTGAATGACTGCAATAAATATTCCAATTAACGGTAATGGTCATATTTTTCGTTGCAGTATATGTGCCGCTGGTGCTTGAGAATGAAGTGGCAGGGCGTTCATAGGGATTTTTTCCAGAGAAGAATTCCGGGTAATTGCCCCAATTGATTTGTGTATTGACCGTTTTATTTTGATACCCGTAAACCGGCGATGACCCATTCACTCCGAGACGCAGGTGTTTGACTTCTCTTGCCGCATTGGATTTACCCAAATAAAATTTATGAGCCATAAGAGGGCCTCCTTACTCATAAACAAGGTAGATCGCACCATCTTCCAATTCTGAGACACCGGCGGTCAAATCTTCTGTTCCCGAACCGATCTTGATACCGCCGAGGGCATTCAAAGTGGCCGCGGGCAAACTGTATTCCTGTGCGTTTGCACTCAGCGTGCCGTCCTTCTCCACCGTCAGTCCTTTGCCGACTTTGATTCCGCCCAGCTCGGCTGCAGTGGCGGCTCGATTTGGGAGATAGTTTTTTAAAAGCTCCGTGATTTCCCCATGCGTCGGATAATTCGATAAGTCGATCCGGGGCACGCTCTCGACCCAGACATTGGCACTGCCATCCCAGAGCCAGATACTGTTGGTGGAGCCGACGATGGCCCAGTCGCCCTTCGCGCCGTTCGGCACTGCAGCCGTCAGAGCTCCTTCTGTCTCAAACCAGCCTTTGTAGCCTTCCGCCACGGTGCGCACCTCATCCGCGTACTTTTTGGCGTTTGCTTCGCTGGTCTTCGCGTTTGTCTCGGAGATGGCTGCATTTGTTTCGCTGGTTTTGGCCGCAGTGGCACTGTCACCGGCTTTGGTCGCAGCGCTGCTTGCCGCAGTGGCGCTGTTGCTTGCCGCAGTGGCTGAAGTGGCTGCTTTCGCCGCAGAGCTTCCAGCGTTGGTTTCGCTCGTCTTGGCCGCGGTCGCGCTCGATTGCGCGGCAGTGGCGCTGTTGCCCGCTGCCGTGGCCGAAGTGGCTGCGTTGCTTTCACTGGTCTTTGCCGCAGTCGCACTGCTGCCCGCTGCCACGGCACTTGAACTTGCCGAAGATGCAGAACCTGCTGCACTGGAAGCACTCCCTGCTGCCGCGCTGGCACTCTTGGCCGCACTGGAAGCACTTTCACCGGCCGCATCGGCATAGTTCGACGCAGCCGTTTTGGAGCTCTCTGCCGATTTGGCATACGCGTCCATCTGCTGCAGCACGGTCCCGGCATGAACGGTCAGTTCGTTCTTCAGCTTGCTCAGGAAGTCTACGATCTGTGGCTGGTTGCCTTCCACGTCAACTTCCAGTCCCTCCAGCACGCTTGCCGCACCAAGGGTCGTGTGATACGCCTTCTGCACCACGCCGCTGCTGTCGGCCGTGAAGCAGTTCACCACAAAGAGCACGGTGCCCTTCGTCATCACGGCATCTGCGGCCACCACCCAGATAAAGCTGAAGGCGTCCGTGTCCACGGTCTTCTCGCTTACCGTGAAGTAGTTCGCCTCACCGTCCGCATTTTGATAGTTGATACGGATTTGGAAACTTGAGAGGTCGCTTCCGTGATAGTATCGGTTCATGCGGAAGCGTACCCGGTTCACGTCCTTGTCGCCTTCCACGCCCAGCACGACGCCCCGCTCGGGGACGGTGATGATGCGCAAATGTTCGTCAATGAGAAACGAAAGCTCGTCGTCGTTTTCGGTCGTTTCCGCCGCCAGCAGTTCGTCTACCGTCGCCATTCCATCCTCCTCTTTCAGTTTTCGTCGCCGCCAAGCCCTTCCAGACTCGTTCCGGTTCCAACGGTCGTTCCAAATGCCTGCGCCACGGTCCCGTCGGCATCCTTCTTCACACAGTACACCGTAAACCGCACCGTGCCTTTCGACGACACCACGTCTTTGCCCACCACCCAGGTGAACCGTACGGCATCCTCACTCACGGTCTTGTCGCTGGTCAGGGCAATGCCGCGTTCACCTTCAGCGTTGTCGTAATGTACCTCGATGGCAAAATCCGAAAGGTCGGTCCCACGGTAGTAGCGCGGCATCCGAAAGCGGACCAGATTCACGTCTTTGTCGCCTTCCACGCCCAGCACTGCCCCGCGCTCCGGCACTGAAATGAGCCGGAAGTCCTTGTCAATGACAAAGCACAGTTCTTCTTCCTCCCGGTTCGGCTCAGCCATGCTGGCCAGCACATCTTCCACATTTGCCATCACGTCACCTGCTCGATCAGTACCGGGTTCGTTTTCATGCGGGTCTTGCCGGTCTGGCCGATCAGCTGCACCTTGAAGCTCCTACCGTCGGTCACTTCGTCCGGCACCATGCACTCAAAGTCCGCGTTCACAGCCATGGCGTATTCGTCGTTGAACACCAGCACCTTCTTGGCGTAGAGCCAGTCATTGTCCGCGATCTTCAGCCGACAGCGCAGATATCCCTTGCTCCCGGAGATGATGCCGCCAAAGTCGCCGTCCTTGCGCAGGGTCTGCCCCTCGACGGCAAACGGTAAAGTTCGCATTAGCTCTCCTCCTTGTCGCATTCCGTGTACAGCCGCCACTCCAGCTCACTGATGAGGTTCTTGGTGGCCTCCATCACGGTGCTCGACTGCGGCGGGTCAAACAGCATCCGCACCTTCAGCGCCACATAGCTTTTCACCGCCTCGATGTCCGGGCCGTCCGCCATGTACTGGCTCCATGTCGCCGTCGCATCGCTGATGGAAAAACCGCCCGCCGGGCCCACGCCCATCTGCCGCAAAATCATCAACACACTGTTGATGTGCATGATAAGGTCCGGGTCAAATGCCGTATACTCCTCGGTCAGGCCAAGGAGCTTCTTTACCGAGGTCAGTATGCTGTCCATTGTTTATCTCCTTAGTCCATGATGCACATATTGTCCCACTTCTTGTAGGCGTCCAGATAGGTCTCGCCCTTGTTCATTTTTAATTTCTCCTTCTTGCTGTGTTCTTCCTTCTACGTTATACTAAAGCGCAGAAAGGAAGTGTTATCATGGAAATCGTTTCGATTGTCATCAGCATTCTCAGTCTCGGGTTGTCGATTGCCATTGCAATCAGAACCTATTTGAAAGAACGCGAATCCTATTCTGCTGACGTTATAGATTATCGCAGCTTTCAAACCGAATCCCAGTTTTTATTCTGTTTTAGCAACACTTCGTCTTGTCCACTGACAATAATCGGCATCAAGTATGATGGAATAATTTGCTTGCTCGAGCCCAAAGCGATTGAAACCAGGCGCGGAGTCCCGGTGCGGATGACTGCTGAGTTTCCTCTTTGCATTCCTGCTCATGGAGCGCAGTATACATACGTTCTTTTTCCCGGTGCAGGAGTTCCGCATAAGCAGCTAACTCCCGGAACAGTCGTGAACTTTCAAATTCAGACCACTCAGAGCCTTTCACAAAGAACCGTAATTCTTTCGCATACGGGGTATTATCTGCATAAAGAGTTGTACCAGTGAGCCCAAATCTCTTGGCAAGGCGCTTTTTCAATCCGAGTTTCTTTAACGCTTTCCATTCATCGGAAGACATCCAGAAGCTGACATAACAGCCTTCTTCTCCAAAAGCAGGTTCAATTTTCAGACCCGGATAAACGGCATTATTCTTCATGATCCATCACATTTCCGGCCGCAATGGCTGCGTTTGCCCAGAACAGCGCTTCGTCCAGTTTTGTCAGAGCAAGGCTGCGCTCCCTGCTCGGTGAGATTCTCCGGATCATTTCTTCTGCCTGCGACATCTTCACCCGCAGACTGCTGCTGTAAGCAGATTCCACGAGATCAAACTTTCGTACAGGATACATCTCATTTCCTCCATGGACACGTGTCGCCCGGTCTTCGCTCTGTGTACATAGGCTTCAGAATCGTGTCATCCCCGTAGTGGATGGCTTTATGCGTCCGGTCACTCACACAGATCACGTTCTCCGGGTCAAGCAGTGCATCCGTGTGCCCGATCACATCCTCTTTCGTCAGCGGGTTCAGATGGTGGATAATAATACGCGGCCGGACGGGTTTGCCGTTTTGTATCACCCAATCCGTGATTTCGCGGTCAGGACAGCCAAGGTCGCATCCCGCATCCCGCACAATGATCTTGTCCCGGAACTGCCGCCATTCTCTCGACTGGTAAAAGCTCTGGTTCAGATATCGGTCAAAGCCAAAAGTGTCAAATCCAACTTTGCCGTGCAGCTGCAAATAATGGAAACGGTCTTCAAAGGTCGCATACTGGCAAAGCTCAGAGTATGTCTTCCTGCTCATCCGCTCAGTACCCCATACACCAGCAGACCATGGCAAATGCCGTGCAGATCATTGAAAGACAAATCAGTTTGCCATGCAGGTTCTCAAGGCCTCCTGCTTCGTCATGGTAAGCACACGCAAATGTAAAGATCAGTGTACACCAGCATCCGAACCCGCCGATCCGCTTATCAATGATCTGCGGAAGCCCGACTGCGATGGCCGTCAGAAGCGACAGAATACTCGGAGGCAGATACCACCAGTAGCGCGTGCTTGTTGGTTGTTCTCTGTCCGTAAGAATACACGCCAGCTGAAGCCACGGCAGTGCTGCCATCAGCCAGAAGCAAACTTTCTCAAGTCCAGTCATTGCTGTCGTCCTCCTCGTCCTGTCCGTTGTACACCCGCATGGCCTTGATGGCTTCGGCATACATTTCTTCGGTGTTCTTCGCCGCCTGCAGTGCTTCGGTCTTTGCCCGCAGAAGTTTGTTTTCTTCTTCCAGCTTCTCTTTCTCCAGTTCTGACTTAAACGTGGCCAGTTTAAGGAAATGAGTCGTTTCAGCTGAGGAAGCAGTGCCTTCCCGCAGCCGCTTTTCAACCAGATCCATTGCCAGAGAGATCATCTGGTTCTCTCTCGCCTCCGGAGACAATGCCGGCCGCATTCCGACATCCTCGCCAGATGAGACCTTTCTTGTCTTCATGCGTTTTCATTCCTTTCGGGCGGATCCGTGTTACCGGGTAACCGCCTCATATGTTTTCTCGAAGATATCAGGCTTACAGGGATAAATTTCACCCTTGATTCCCTGGATCACATAGTCGCCATAATTCGCATGATGCCAGCCTTCAAGCGTTTTAATGTCGGCATTCGTATCATGTGCGTGATAAAAGCCGGAACTCTGTCCGTGCAGCATGATGTCATTCTTCGCAACGGCATCCGTGAACCAGTCCGGCATATTGTCGATGCCGAGCTGAAATGCCTCGATCACAACAGGCTTCTTTCGAAATTTCATCGTCATCCTCTTTTCGAGTTTTGTCTTTTTATTCTCTTTCGTACGGGTTTATCGTCACTTCTATTAACTTTCGTGCCGCTTTTGAGCACTTTGCGTTGACTTTGAACGACTTTTGCAATACTTTTCTGCACTTTTAGCTTTTGTAAAGGCTTATGGGAGCTGTTAGAGAGAATGTTTTTATGAAGGTAAAGGAGAAATCATGATGCCGTAAAACCCAAAAAGCAAGCCATTTGAAAGGAGGTGTCAGAACACTATCCCATAAGCCCTTACAAAAGCTCTGATTGCCAAAACAATCAGAGCAGAAAATCCAATACCCGGCTCTGTCTACACCCAAAGCCCAAATATCAATTTTACCTCCGGGGAAATATCAAAGACCAGCGCGATTTAGGGAGGGGGTGGATTTTTCAGACCCCCTCCCCCTGTCTAAACGTTCTGTTTAAGCAGCGCTGTCACCGTTTTCACTGTCGGGAAGGGTCTTTTTGACCTTCCGGTACAGGTTCAAAGGATCATCTTTGATAATTTGATCGATTGCCTGCTCAATTTCATAAGCATTTTCGTTATCAGACAGCTGATCCGAGGTGTACGCGAGCCGCGCAAGGAGCCCGCAGGAGTTGTAGCCGTGGTCACAGTCAAAACGATACCACTGATCGAACTGGTCGTGCGGATCATAAGGATTATCGACCGTAGTAATGAAACAACGAACCATAATTTTTTCTTCCTTTCGACCTTATTTGTTCAGAGCATCGTAAATCGTGGACTTTGAAACGCCGCAGGCTTCAGCAATCTGCTCGTACGTATATCCGCCGTTGAGCATTGCCTTTGCTTTACTCAATTTGGCAGACGAAAGCTTTGCTGTTGCTTTCGGCATTGCCCGCTTGACAATTTCGGTTGAATCAGAAGAATTCAAGAACTTTGTCAGCAGCGAATCAGAAATTGCATGCTTCTGAACAGCTTCCCATTCACGGTCGCTGAAGACGATCTTGGTCTTACTGCTGTTAGCTCCAACCTGTTCGCGTGCGCGCTGCATTTCGACACTTGAGATCTTCTTGATTTCTTTCTTATCGTCCTTATTGTTGTAGTCCAGACCGCGAGCTTCGACAATTGCCTTGATTTTGGAGTTTGCGATGATCATGGCACGGCGCTCTTTCGGCTTATTGGCCAGAACAGCCTGATACTTCTCGTTCAGGGACGCCACTTCTGCGGCATACTCCTTGGCTGCTGCCGGGTCACGCTGGATGCCCTTCATGTTGACGGATTCCTTGCGTGCCTTGTTGGCCATTGCCTTCAGAGAATTGGAGAAGGTCGCATACAGCTCTTCCTGAGGCGTACCCGAAGACAAGGGCCGAACATCGTCCATCAATGAGATGCGACTGACTTCCGTCTCTGCAATGCGCTGCTTGCCGTTCTTGTCAGGGTAGGTTCGCCCGCTCTCCTTATAGATGGGTTTGCCTGTTTCTTTGTCGATACGAACGCTGCCGCGACGTTCAGGAATGCGGACGGTCTGCTTACGACGAGACAACAGGGTGGATGCGCCACCATACTTCTCGGTGCCGTCTTCCTCAGTACGAATCTGGTACTTGCGCTTCAGCTCCAGGATGCCATTCTCTTTCTCGGAGCGCTTGTAATCCAGTTTGTGCTTCTCGGCATCGATGACGACCATGGAGTGACGCACCGCACGTTCCAGATCTTCAGGCGGTGCTCCACGCAGGGTCATGTCGGTGATGAGGTTGGAGATGATGCCCATCTCTTTCTGCTTCTCATCCTTCTTCATCAGACGCACGTTGTTGGGATTGCCTTCAGGAACAGCATAAGAAGTCTTCGGGTCAAAGCCCTTCAAGCCGGGCAGCGGATCGGTGGAGTTGATGCGCACCTTATCGCTCATTGGGATAGCCATAACGGTGTCGCCGTCGAAGTCTGCACCCGACAGGCGTTCAGCAACCTTGGAACTGATACCGATTGCATCGCGGACATTACCGAGATTTGCTTTGCCACTGGCATTCTTGTTGTTTACCGTGACAATCGGAATCTCAAAGGTACCTGCATGAGGATAGCGAACCAACGCAAGCTGGGTACCATTCTCATATGTAGGGCAGTAAGCTTCAGTCTCCTTGATCTTGTCCAGAGGAAGGATGACTTTCGTTGCCTGACCGGGAAATGCCGATGCCTTCAGCGTCATGGATGTGCCATCGCACTTCTCCGCGAAGTCCATCAGCATCTTTTTCTTGACGGTCGGGTTCGTGTAGTGCATGATCTCGTCGTACTCAGCCTTATAATCGGCCATGGTGAGATCAAGCTGCTTCTTAATCAGCGGCAGGGGCTGCTTAGAAAGAAACTGAGATGAAACGCTCTTGGACATATCGTCCCAGTCGCCTTCCCACTTCAGTTTGTTGATGGGAGAAAGATGCTCTTTACCATCTTTGCCAACATAAGTGCTCTGACCTTCAGCAGTAATGGCTGCGCCAAACGGATTGCCCGGGTCGTTCTTGATTTCCTTGAAGACCTTCATCTTAGGCGTACCAGAAGGTTTGTTCGTGTTGAACACAATGTCCACACCATCCGGCATATTGTCGGAATACATGGCCATGCCCTTCAGATAGTGGCTGTTGTCCACCATGATACGAACCTGAGCATAATGGGAATTGCCCAAATCCAGATCAGGCACACCACGGCGAATCTCCATGACGCCGTCCTTTGCAAGACCGCCTTCATCGCCATAGCGAACGGCAACACGCTTTGAGTCTAAACTCGAAGGAGGCTGCAACTGGCGAAATGAACTGCCACCATCATCAGAATGATAGTCGCCCAGAGACTGGATGTCACCCTGATGCTTATAGGCATAACTCTGGTCATATTCCGGCTTTGCCAGAACAGTGATGTTGGTCTGCTGACGGAAGTTGGTGGGCTGCTTGATGCCGACGCCATAGCGCTTGTAGCCATGCTCTGCTTCCAGAATATAAATGGCTTCATCCATCTTACCTTCCGATACACCGAGAACCAGATTTGTGCCTTCTGACACATCAACCATGCCCTTCTTGTCTACTTCCTTCTTCAAGGTTTCAGCAATCTTCTCGGCTTGATCTTTCTTGGTGCCGACACCGTTCTTATACATAGAGCGAACGGTGGATTCCGGAAGGCCGAGCTTCTGGCCGATCTCAGTCCAGCCCATGTCAGGGTTTTCCTTCTTCAGCTTCTGGATGTCGTCCCACTGCTGCGCCTTGCGGTCATGACCAGCTTTGGTTTTGGCAACACGGAACTCTGTGGCTCCGAGCTTATAATCGTCGGGCAGGGTGCTGTTGATAGCATCGAGGATTTCGCCTTCCACCATACCTTTATTCTTCAGCTGATCTACGCGAGACAGGAAGTCGCCAGAATGCTGATACGGGGTCTCACCGCTGCCCCACGGATAGCGGCCAGAATGACGTTTTGTGCCATAATGCTCCAGTGTATCGCCTTTGCCGCCATACTCGATGCCAAAGTAGTTCTTCAAATCTTTCTCAACCGGGTTCATCATATCAGCACACTCCCATTCTCAGCTTTGCAATGATCGGATCAAACTCACGAATTTTGTCCATAATCGGATTGATGTCATCAGGGCCAGGATTCGCGATGAGAATATCATCGGACTGGTAGATGCGGTTCTCGATCTGGATTTTCTCGGGCTTGATTCGATATTCGAGGCAGAACAGTGCGTCATAAATCAGCAGTTGTTCCATGTGCGCCGGAATCATTCCGGTCTTGAGATCGTGGATACGAAGAATATCATCTCGGAAGCAGATGGAGTCTGCCGTTCCGAAACAGTTGTCAGAATAATAGAGAACCTGCTCAGGCGTCATACGGAAGCCAATAGCATCGTTGACGTAATTATTCAGGGTTTTCTTTGAACGGGGAAGCTTTTGGCCAAGTTCGATGCACTTTGCTGCGAACTCGTGCAGTTCGGTGCCTTTCTGTGTGGCCATAAAGTTCGTATAGACAACGGCAAGTTTGTCGGGATCATAATTGATCCAGCTATACTTACTAGCGCTGAGAAAAGCGTGCTGTCCTCTCAGACGCGAATGATCGTTGAAGGTCATTCAGAATCTCCTCCTTATTTTCCGGGTAAATGAACGCCGCATAGCTCATCTGATTCATCAGGTTCACATAGTAATCCTGGTTCGGCCGATGCGGGGCATTCGCAGTGCGCTTACCTTCGAGTGCTGCCCACCTATCACGATATAAAACCAAGAGATCAGGTATTCCCTGAATCTCGGTCGGGTCAATGTGCAGGACGATACAGCCCGGAAAGCGCTCTTTGAGTTCTCTTACCAGGTTTGTTTTGAATCGGTTTTCCAGCATAAAAATCTCCTCCAAAAAGAAAGAGGAGTAGCACGTTTGGGACGCACTCTCTCCTCTCCATAAAAGGGGCAGTATTTTTCACGCGGGTCAAAACAGCCCAAAACGGATGCAAACGGACGAAAACAGTCCAAAACGGATAAAAACAGAAATTAGGGTTGTAAAAAAGAAAGAGCCACAGATTTCTCTGCAGCTCCTCGCTTTAAGTCAATCCAACACTTTCATTTCATCAAGAATATCGCTCAGCCTTTCACCATTTTTCTTTCGCCTGTCGATTTCAAGCCATTCTTCATTCGTCAGTTCCCGACGCAACTTCCAATAATGGCCAAGACTCCGATCATAGCAATACAAGTCCTTCAAATCTTGCTCTTTGGCCAACACCGCGTGTTTTGACAGCATTTTTGCACCTGCTGCCACACCGCCAACGACAATTGGTCCATAAGTGATGATTTGCGCCTTGTGCTCATAACACCAAGTCTGTACCTTCATTTTCTTGTCCTGGAACCATTCCCGAATCTGAGCCTTCTTTCGTGCTCTTTCGAGTTCGTCCATAGTGTAAACCTTTGCCATAAATATCTCTCCTTTATATTTTTGTTTGGATTTCTCCATAAGGGATCAAGTGTTTTTCGCGTCCGGGCAAAAGAAAAAGACGCAGATTTCTCTGCGCCTCTTATCTCTAAAATATCATTCGGGTCGATGCTGATAGAAGAATAAGTACCAGTCGGGCACTCCGGCTTCCAGCATTCGCCCATCGTCGTACTCAAACTTTCCGTAGTCTTCGCTAAGTTCGAGGTTTGATGTCTCATACTCATCCAAGCTTATCGGATGATTGATTTCATCTTCCGTCTTTGTAATGTCACACGCCCGACAGGTCCAGTAACCCTGTACGTCTTCGGTCATTGGCCGACCGCATTCGCACACAGGAATCTTCGTATGCAATTCTACGAACTCGTTTGCATAGCAGGTCACAGAATTTCCGGCAGCGTCCGTAGTGGTCCATTCTTCAAAGCCATCGTCATTGATAAAGCGGTTCATATAAGCCATCTTTATTACCTCATAAGCATCTAATCGGTGTGTACAACGGTTATCTCGAGTATACAACGCTGGTTGGGTTCTTACAAGTTTTTCGCCTTGAACTTTTCGTGAATTTTGGTCTTTGCCCACTTGCCCACTTTTTTCGCTTAACTATATATAATATTTTTATTTTTTTATAGTGTAAATAGAAATAAAAGTGGGTTTTTGGGCAGAAAGGCATTTTTCTTCAAAAATACAACGTATTTACGCGATATTTTATCTAAAAACCGTGCCCACTTTTGATTTTAAAAGTGGGCAGAAAGTGGGCAAATGGCCAGAAATTGTGAAAGTTTTGTTAACAGAATGCCCGATTTTCTAACCTAGAATAGAATTTCACGCTTCTGACACGACTTTACCCAGAAAAAAGTGGGCACGAATTTAAAAAGTGGGCAAAGAAAAAAGACGTCGAACAATTCGCTGACGCCTCTTTTCAGCTAAATTCTAGCTGCTGTCAATGCCAATTTTCATCAGTTCATCATCTCCTCTTCTTCAATTTGATTCAAATATTCGGCCGCCGCATAAATGAAATCTTTCGGCGAAGGCGGTCTATTCAAGGGTCTGCCCATCACTTTTTCCATGACATGACACTGCTCACGCCATGCGATGCCAACCGCTCTGCGAATATCATCGTCAAGACGTTTCCTATCTCGTCCGTATTTGCCGCTAAGGTAGTCATAGCATCCGATCAGCCCTCCCGAATGCTGCCCCTCTGCTGCATCAATTGCGTCACCAAGCATATTGAAGCCAATCAGCCACGGCCCAATGTTGAGTGATCTCAGAAAATCGCGTGTCCGAGCTCTCATTCGATCACCTCCTTTCAAAGTCGCACCGTAAATGCCGTAAAAATCCCGCATCCCAGAACAAGGAAACTCTTTAGAATATCTTTCCCAGGCACAGTCACATGCACGATTTTACCCTCTCGTCTAGTGCGGACGCCAATCTTAAAGCCCATCGATAAAGCGTGCACATACAGACAGCACATCAAAGCAGCAAGCAGAAATCTTATCATGAACTCACTCCACTTCCTTACTGATTTTCACGAGTTTAATGGCAAGCCGCAGAAGAAGCATCTGGATTTCCTGGGCGTTCTTGAGCACTGCCGAAATATCCTGCGTTGACGAATGACTTTTTACTTTCAAGGACACATAGGTATTCGGGTCAAACGTTTCTGCATAGCTTACCAGCATATCCACAAAGTCCTCGCCATTAAGATTGATCATAAATGATCCTGTTGAGGTAGTATGGTAAATATTTACACCGGCTTTAGTTCGGAACATTCCAAAACCGAGCTCATCAAGTGCGGCAATATATCTTTCATCAATTTCTTTCATGCTTACTTCACCGTGCTCCCTTTCCCGTCTGGTCATCATTCGGCCAGTACGTGTAAATATCATCAAAGACGACCGGGATCTTCTTCTGCAGTTCGAGCAGCAGCGGGCACATAAGCTCCCGCATCTGGGGATGAGCCGCCACAGGAGTACGCAGCTTAAAGATGTTGCGCCATTCACGGTAGTTGGCCGTCACCACGATCTCAGTTTTCAGGCACAAAGGCAGCACACAGCGAGCCTGTTCGGGACGCATCTTACGGTCATTGACCATGCAGAGATACGCCGCCTCAGCATCAGCACACACAGTTTCCCATGCATAATACTCCCGTGTGCCATCCGAAATGTAACTCGGCTTCACAAAGCTCAACTCCCCGCCAAACTTCTCCTTCGAGTAGTTACAGTACCGGGTGCTCTCCTGTGCAAAGCTCGCAATGCGATGCCGCACCAGCTCATTGGCCACACCACGGTCGCACGTGAAGAGCACGCTCAGCTGAGAATGCTCCAGCATAGCCTCATGCCCCTGCTTCACCAGAAAGCCCACCAGCTTCTTCGCCGACTCACCGTCCGGCGTGATCTTGTCCTCGCTCTTGTAGCAGACCCGGGCCACCCGCTCGATCTGCTGCAGCTCTTTGATGCCGCCCTCAGAAATATCAGTGAGGATTTCGTACTTAGGTTCAACGATTTTCATAATTAAATCTCCTTTTCATCAGTGAATCCACTATTTCGAGCTGACTGAGGCTCTTTCCATTGCCCCTTTGTGGAACTATGTATCCGAGATGAGCCATTTGTTTATGGTCGCAGGATTTCACTTTGGGACACTTCTGGCATTTTGGAGCAAGAATGGTGATTGCTCCAAAGTCTTCGTTCATAAACTATCCTCTCGCTTCAACTTACACTCCCAGTCGCCGCAGATATCTCCGCAAGCGAACTTCTTCGCGGTCTTCATGCCTTTACGGATGGCCTCCTGCTTGTCGGTCGCCCTGACTTCAAATGTCTGATGCCCACCGCCATTGTCCGTGCAGGAAAAAATAAAGGTGTGTTTCATATATTGGCTATCCTTTCTGCTTCGGGATCTCGCAAAATAGAATCCCAGTCTTTAATAAGCTGCTTCAGATCTGAATCATCAATTACACCCTGCATGCTGTGCTCATTATATGTCATTAAGACTGCACCTGTTTTAGCTGGACCGAGTCCACAATTAGAACAGGAAATCTCATATTGGAGTTTCATAGTCGTACAGCAGGTCATCGCGCCTGTATTTTTCAAATATGCTTTACAATAGCACATAGGACAACATCTCATAAGAAATCCTCCGTAATAGCTAGTACGAATATATCGACTACTTCGTTCAGGAAGGCGACCACGCGATACGGCCAACCATCAAGCTTGCTATTAGCCCTGCAGTCCTTTTCCTGAATATCAGGAGACACCACCGACCTCTCATATACAGGAACCTGCACAGTAGGTGTACGTACTACTGCATATGGAACATTATCTGCCCACAAAACTGTTTCCTCAACATATTGAACTTCTTGGGCGCAGATTTGCCGAATATCTTTTGCACTGTATGCTCCAGCTTGTGCTATTGCACTTAAGGCCCTGGAAAACTGCTCAACATCATCCATCTGTCATACCTCACAGCAAAATCCGAAATAGCGTGAACCAGATTACCTTCAGCGTAACCACAATAATGATCAGCCACGCACAGATAACCATGGTCAAAGCCAGCACATGTCCAAAGAACACTCCGAGCTTTGTCCAAATATCATTCATCGTTATCAGCCCTTTCGAACCCTGCAAAGTCTCCAATACCAACATGTCCGCCCTTACAGAAATGAACCGGTTGAAACTTCATACAGCTATCAAAATGGTGAACCGCATCGTCTAAACTACAATAATGATATTTGCTGTCGAATTTTCGTTCACAGTACCGGCACTTATAGGTCGCCTTATACACAATCACCCCGCACACCTCCTCACAGCATCCACCCGGCACTCCGCAGCGTTCAACTCAAAAATAGCCGCGTCCACAAATTCCGGGTCGCAGTGCTCGAAGTGGTTCCGAGCCACCTCCAATGCCTGCAAAGCCTCCCGCAGGGTGTTCACCGTCGTCGGGATCGGCTCCATGCGGAATATCTTTTTGACATACTCAGCGATTTTTCGCAGCATTTCTACACCTCCACATCTTTGTGACCTGACGAGCCGTGAGCCAGCCCTCAACATCATCATGGCCAAGCAGTTGCGCGCCCATCACTTCGATAAGCCCCTGCTCAAAGCCATAGGAACCCCAACCCCAAACGCCATCCCAGATACGATCTCCAGCAGCATCATATGCAACGATTTGCTCGCCACCATCGTGTCGTCCGCCCGGAAGAAATTCGTGATTGTCCGGTCTGTCCATCTCTGGCCAACGGCGTCCATAAGTATGCGGAATCTTAGCGTGCTTCAGCAGAATATCCAGCTTCTGCATCTCAGTCATGTAATTCCAAACCCGGAGTTTCCAGGTTTTCTTGGATATGTTTCTCATGCGTTCAACCTCCAAAAATAAAGAGCCGCAGATTTCTCCACGGCTCCCGCCTTAATGATTAGTTCGCATTACCGTTCCATAAAATCCTTATCTACTAAGTCATATTCCACATCATGGTCATTGGAATTGCCAATAAATATCGAAAACGCCTTATCAAGGTCTGTAAAATCACACACTGCAATTTCATTATTGCTGAATGCAGGTGAACCAACTAAAGCCTCGCACATGCGGTCACGAAATTTAGCCATTTCCTCAGGATTCTTGCATTTGATGTTCAGAACAATCATAGTGTTCGTACCTCCAAAACATAATTTCGAGACTAATCATCTCATAAAGCAGCCCGTTATTTTCGCGTCTTCTCCTCGAACTTCACCGGCTTCTTATTACCCTCCCTCGCACACTCCGTCAGGCACTCGTTGCAGGGCTCGTCCGTCTCCAGCACCTTGAAGTTCTTGCACTTCGGGCAGTAGGTCGCATAGTCCACTTCGCGCATCCAGTCATTCATGGTTTGATATCCTCCATGTCAAATGTAGTGATGTGCTCACAGTTAGGACACATCAGATCAATAGCTCTAACTGAGACTCGTACATACGCCACTTTCACATCCGGGTAAATATGCTGTGCCAAATCTGTCAATGCACGATTACACATTGCACACCGAAATTGCTTTTTCTTAGGTTCTAATTTTTCGCCTTCTTGACTGCAAAACCTATCATCCAGAATATCTTTTATGGAAACGATCACCGAATGGTTACAATAGTTGCATTTCAACTCAACTTTTTCATTGGGAACGCCTACTCGCCACGCTACCCCATCACAAATCTGACCATTCTCTTTAATAATCGTAGCCTCACAATTGGGGCAAAGGACTTGATAGTTCTTTTTCTTAACCTCCCCAACCTTCGCAGCAAACCTATCATCCAACTCCGGATGGGTCACGCGCTGGTTAAGAGCCCACAGGAGGTTCCAGCAGGCAGCGCGAAGGTGGTCTTCATCGTCCATACCAACCATGTACTTCGCCAGATGCCGAGAAGCACTGTCCAACAGCGAATGCAGCGGGATGCCCTTATCCACATTGTGCTCACCATACTTCAGCGCACCTTCCTCGCAGTGCTTGCTGACCTCCATGATGCCGTACCAAGGCAGAAGATCCATTCGCCCCTTTCCTGCGTGCATATCGCGCTTGGCACCGGTTTCAAATTCGGTGCGGTCTCCAGAATCCTTAATCATCGTTTTCTTCCTCCAGCGTTCTCATCAGGGTAATCGCCCGTATCGTCAGTACAATAAAGTGACGAAATTCCGGATCGGCAGTTGTCCGGGTAACGACCTGATTTGCCAGTTCATCTTTGTTGGCATACGTCAAGATTTCATCTTCAACCTTTTTGAGTTCGGCTTCTGCAACTTTCTTTTCAAGTTCTTTCATTTTTCAAATGCTCCTCTCAAATTTGATGTAAAATTGTTGCTCCTAAATCTGCGAGACCGGCATTTAAGAAATAAGCACTCTTAACAAGTCCTTCATGTCTCAGAGCTACTTTTTTGCCCCGTTTAATTTTTTCTCCCGGAATCATGTAGCGAACGTTTGTGCACATGCTCCAGCGCCAGTCCATCATTTTATTGTAATCTGCCCGGTTGTTCGGAGCGGCACGAAAGAACTTGCTTAACATAACGGTAGCTCCGCCAAAGCCGTTCCTGCGCCTGTAAATCTGTTTCAAGTGCTTCTTCGACAAATTTTGCATCAGACAACCTCCAACACCTGCTCCGGCGAATAAATGCCGAAGAAGTTGCACTCACCAGATTCCTCCAGTGAAACTCCGATGAAATATCCAGCCTTGCCGCAGAATGTTACATAATCCAAGCCGATTTCAGTAGGATTGCGAAAAATGTACATTTTCAGCGCATTTCCAAACGTTCTATGCTCCTTACATCTGCTCTCCAGCATCCGGTCGATTTTCTTGATTGTTTTCTTCGATGGGTTGCACATCGTTCTGTTCCCCTTTATATTTCAGAAAAACACCATACTCTTCCCTTACAAATAAGACCTTTCCCGTTTTTAGTGCCTCGATGTCTTTGTCCGTTAATACGAAGAAGTTGTTGCCAAATGCGGACTGTTCCGGGCATACATCAAGCAAGTCAATCGGTTTCAGCGTTTCATCAAACCAGCTTTCAATATCCTCTTTCGTAACACGGCACGGTCGATTATTTCCCTTGCAGCGCCCATTCTTCATGTAGCCGGGGCATTCTTCATATGCCATAAATATCACACTCCATAAAATTTTCGCTCATTGAACTTTTTCTTGTCGTTCAAAGCCCGTCCAATCGCCAGATCGATGCCACTCCTGCTCTTCAGGTGGTAGAAATATAAATCCGTATACGGCGTGTTCAGCCGGTCGATTCTGCCTGTAGCCTGCTCCATAATTTTGTAGGAGTAGTTCTGCGAGTAGAATATGACGGTATCGGTCTTGATGCAGTTCCAACCTTCTGCACCCGCATTGTACTGGACCAGATATACCCACTTCTTACCGTCAGGGATTGGCTGATGCTTATGCCCATTCCACTGAGCCACTTCCACACCGTTGTCATAGGGTAGATGCATGAGAATATCCAGTTCATAGTCGAAATTATAGAAGATTATGACTCTGGGGCGGGTCATGCAAATATCCAGAACTTCCTGTTGCCTGCTAGGATCGGTGTTCACAAGCTTACGCAGCAAATAACAAAACTCACTGGCGTTCTCAATGGGCTTGTTCTCCCACGGGTTCCAGCGAGATTTATGGATTTCCTTGTACTTTAGCCGGTCAAAATCCACATACACGGTCTCATGGTGCGGAATCGTCGGACGCTTGAAGTCCATATCCACAAGAATCCTATCACGCAGTCTGACAAGACGAGTTGTGTTGATGTATCGGTCAATTTTCGGAAACTTGGAAAAACGACTATAGATTACGTGTTCATTGTTGAACTGCGTCCGGTTTTTATAGAACCCATTTGCAATAAACACAGGAATGTAATCTGTCCAGCAATCTCCAGGAGTAGCGCTCAGAAGAATCCAGTCATTCTCCTTCGTGATTTTCAGGAAGGATTTGACCCATTGTCCGCTGCCAACAACTCTCTGCTCATCAAATATAAAGAAGGCGTCTTTCGCCCCGATATACTTATGAACATTGTTCCAGGAATCCACCACAACCTTATGATGATACATAGCCGCTTTTTCATCTGTTGTCATCATAAACGGAAGCATTTCTTCTTCCCACTCGAGTGTATCTCGTTTGCGTGCCGTCGTGATGATATACAGATCCTGCGGAGGATCGTGCATCTTCACATACCTCCTGGTGTTGATCTGCCCTCCATTCTTGATGTAGTAGAACGCCAGACCTGTCCGACTTTTTCCGCTGCCGACACCACCGCATAGGATGCAGCCATTTCGCATTCGATCGACTGCATCCTGCTGGTAATCATACAGTGCTACTCCAGACACTTCGTTCGCCTCACTTCCTTGTGTACATGAATAGCTTCAGGACGGCAATGGTTCTCATATGCCAGTAACGCAATCGTTGCCTCCTCTTCGTCCTCGCCTTCGCCGAATAGCGTATAGGCAAACAGCTCTTTTCCATTGTGCTCAAAGACTTTCCATGTGCGCAATTTGTCTTTCATGTCAGTACCTCGTAAAAAGAAAGAGCCACAGATTTCTCTGCAGCTCTCCCAATCCTAAAGTTGAATGCCCTGTGTTTCCAGAATGTTCTTGAAAATAGCGCAGTTTTCGATTGTACTTCTGTACATGCTTGCCCTACAATCATTCCGCAGTCCGTGATAATTATCAATCGCGTACACCGACTCCACACTGGGATTATGTAATCTCAGCATAGAGGCCCAATATACAAGATTGTTAATTGTAATCTCTTCCTCCGTAATGAAATGGTAAGCCAACACTCGATACATTTTATCGGCTCCGCCAAGTCCATAAATATAAACCTGTCTGGTCATTCAAACCATCTCCTTTCATAAAGCGCCAAGGATTTTTCGCGTTGATTCGATCAATGCAGTCCGTGCTTTTTACAGTATTCTGCATACTGAAGTCCCTCCTTGGTAGCCTCTCTCATGATTTCCTGCAGAGTTGGCCCAGTGTACTTCGGGTGCTCCAAAGGCAGCGGCGAATCATTGGTTGCATAGCCAAATCTGCAAAAATCGCAGTATTTCCTTGCCGCAGACACGTTGTGCATCACAGCACCGCACTTTGCACAGCGCTTTGTAACTTTGCTATCGCCCATGGAAATCACCCAGCCTTTGTTTCATCGCGGATGTTCGGGCAGTAATCTGTGTAGAAGGTCAAATCAAAAGTCGCCGAACCGTCGCTCTCGAAATTCACAGTTGCTTCCGCCACAGCTTCATGCTGATAAATTTCGGTCAGGATCACTCCAAACATCTCAATCACACTGCTTTCGGCTACAGGAAATGCTTCTGCAATTTCCGCGCTCGTGAATATCCAGTTGCCGCTGGAGGTGTTCTTGGTGCCTTCCTCGACCATCCATTTCACAATTGCCGGGGCATAGTTTATTGCGCTCATGCTGTTTTCTCCTTTGCTTATTCAAATATAAGGCTTGCGCCGCTGGTGGGTCAGGCAGGATTTGAACCCGCGATCAAGCAGTTATGAGCTGCCGGCTTTAAACCTAGCTAAGCTACTGACCCAAAATAAAAGAGAGCCCGCGCTACACTACAAGCTCTCTCAGAAATATAAAACCGAGCCGTTTCCTCTGAGAACGCCATTTGCGACGTGGGCACTCACCGGCTGGACATTCAACCAAGGACTGACCTTGGCACTCGGAAATATCATTTACTTCCACAAAGAATCGCGTTCTTCCATGACATCCGGTGCGATATACTTGATGTCGACAAGATACCGCGGAACGCCATAGAGTTTCGCCACGTGGTTTTCGATGATACAGCCATCGTTTTCCTTATCTGCGTCATAAACGCCGATGAAGTAGTCGGCCGTTGCCATCTTCTGAATGGAATTGCCGAGATGCCACAGGCGCTCATCAGCATTTCGGGGCGGTTCATTCATAATCACATGAGTTTGAACGACCTCCAGTTCCTCACCAAAAATCGCTTCCGCAATTTTATGCATTTGCTCGATTGAAGCCAAGATGGATTCGTTGCTCCGTCCCCGCATCGGGCAGCTGATAAACAGTTTCTTCATGTACTCCTCCTTAGAACGGCATGTCGTTCGGATCGTTGGGCTCTGCCATATCGGCGTCCGGTGCCGCGTTACGGCGCGTATAACGCTCTGCATACGGATCTGCGTCCTCGTCCTGCTCCACATACATCACGTCCGCATACAGCGTAAACTCGCCAGGAGCATTGCGCTTCTCCACAAGATTTGCCTGGCAGCAGACGTTCTTAACGCGGATAAAGTCCAGCTGGCCGATGGTCTCAGGCGTGCACAGCAGGCGCTTGCCCTGCAGAGTGATCCAGTAGACATGCGGCGGCCACTTGGAGTCCATGTTGACCGTAACCGGAACGTAGAATGTCGGCACAAACGGCTCCTCATAGGTGTAGTTCGGGTTGGGCTTGGTCTGCTTGACGTTGATGCCCATATCCATCATCTGCTGCGCCTGCTCAAACGTAGGGATCACGACGTTGACACGGCGCTTGTCGGAGCCGAAACGGTCGCGGGCAGGGTCACCCGAGAAATTGGTCTGGTAAATAAAACGGGTATCGCCAATATTGACTTTCTGACGCTTCTGGTACATAAAATATCTATCTCCTTACCTTATTTATAATGTGTTGTAGTTATTGAACGGCGTAGAGTGCTCAACATATTCGTCAACGAGCCGACAGCCAGCCTCGAGTGTCACTCCACCAGCCAGCTCTTTCTTTGGGCGGTATGCCATGCAGTTTTCCTCATAACAATCCATGAACTGACCTTTTTCATGCGACGAATATTCACTCTCATATTTCTGAAAGGGGCACTTCACGCTCATTCACCCCGCTCAGCTTTACCGGCAGCCATATAGGCAAGTTCATGTACGGTCTTGGTTGCGATTGCCGCAGCCTGATTCAGACCGGCCATCATGTCCGTAATCGAACCGACAGAACCCGGTTCCTTCTTTTTCTTCTTGGGATACTGCTTGAAAACCTTATGGAACCGGTTATCATTGCCTGCCATCTTCTTGACAATGGCCATAGCAAGTCCTTTTTCCATGTCGAAACTATCTTCCGGGCCGCACTTTACCACGGTCTTCGTGCCGTCAGACCACAGGACGACCGTTGCCGGATCGTTGAAGATGACCTTGCGGATGCTGACACTGCACATGCCGAACTTCACAATATCATTCTTCTTGGCTTGCTCCATGGACTGGCGGGAGTAGTCATTTGCCATCGCAGTATAAATAGCCCTGTCAATGTCAATTCTCAGGTTGTTTGCCGGCACCCTAATCATGTCTTTGTAAGGATCCCAGGGAAGTTTTTCCATTTATCTCACCTCATAATTTCTTGCAGCTTCATCCTGAATATCGCCCCACGGCAAGGTACCACTCCATGGCAAGTCAGGCTTCTCCCAGGGCGGTTCTCCGGCATCATCTGCCACAAACCACTCAAAGTCGCCGTATTTTGCGATGGCGTCTGCCGCATCATCGGCCATTTTGTCAAAATAAGAACGGTCGATATCTTTCTCCATCTGGAGCTCATGAACCATCTCGCTTTCGAGCCAGCGGTAACCCTTGGAACCGCCAACTGCTGCATAAGTTTTTTCGCCAACATCATTAATGCCAGACTCGCGCAGCAGTACAGCACCACCACATCCGGGTTTGATGGGACAGAACGAACCGACGCGACCGACGAAAATATAATTGTGCTCGCCTTCGGGCAGGTCTTCGTTCTTATCCAGATAGATTGCACCCTTGGAAACCGTCTTGGTCTGACAAAGATCCGCAAACACCACCGGCTCATGCGAGAACAGAGTCTTGAACACATACGGAATCTGGAACTGGGTGCCGGTCGCCGTCCATTCTCTGCTGTGCTCACCGTTTTTCTCTGGCACATAGCCATACTTGTTCTGGCATTGGTCTGCATCCAAATATCTGGCAATGTACACTGCATCGTTTACCAGGCACATCTTCTCGTAGGTGGCCTCATGCTCGAAAGTGTAGCCGTACTTCTCTGCAAACCTCATGCAGAAGTCAATGATTTCTGGCGTAGCATCGGGAATCTTGATAGAATCCGTCTTGATGTGCGCCACGGTGAATCCGCGCTGCTGAACCTCATCCTGCAAAGTACGCATAAACAGAGCACCACGCAGGGCCACAATGTTGTTGCCATTCTTAGGATTGCGGAATGGATTGTCGAAGGTCGCGCTGGTCAGACCGTACACGGAGTTGATGGCGATTTTCAGTGCCTGGGACAATGCCTTAGCCTGCTTGGGGTCGTCCAAATACTTGGCCAGTTTGCCGTTAAACAGCTTCTTGGCCTTGTCATACTCCTTGTGCTTGACATAGATACGAACATCCATCAGATCGTTAAAGTTCTTGGTGTACTCGCCGAAGTAGTTCAGTGCCACAGCCGAATGCGGGTGCAGAGACGCCACATCCAACAATGCCACATTGTAATACATATTGGGTTCGGCATAGACGTAACCGCCCAGACCCAGATCCGTACCACGGAACATATTGTGCATCCGACCATCTTCGCCTCTGACCCACTCGTAGCCCGGGAAGGCATTGAGATAGGTAGTCTTTGTGAGAATATCCGGCTCCACCTCAACCAGATCATCCGACTCGCCTGTCGCCAGATCCGTATAGACCAGTCTCGGATGCTTCTCCTTGCCAAAGATAATTCGCGTGGTCAGGCTGTTGGTGGTGTCGTTGACGGTCATGCCTGCCACATCCGCCAGAATTTCCCGAGCAACGAAGTCTGCATGACGTGCATTGAAGACTGCTTCCGTTGCCAGAACGTCGTTGTCACAATAACATGCAACTTCTTCCCACTTTTCTTCCGGCACAGGCTGATCCCAAGGAAGTCCGAGCTCTTGATGATGGATGCCAAGCTCGATCTCGAACTTCTTCAGGCTCTGCTTTTTGGCACTGAAATCGTAAATATCAGTGTAGGAAAAGTTATACGCCTCGCCGAAAAAGCCCGTATGTTCGTTGATGATCTGCTGAGACAGATTGTAGATTGCCTCAATCGACCACCCGATCATGCGGGCATAAAGGATATGGTTATCGTACTTGCGGTTGTTGAAGCCAATCAGACGATACTGCGAAAGCTTTGCAATGTCATCCGCACTCGGGTTAATCAGCCGGTAGACTGTAGGTTCATCTTTGTCCGGTGTGCTTTGAAATTTCCAATTGACCAGCAACAGATTCGGGAATACCTCACAGTCAAAGAAAACGATCGGAGCCTCGTAAGTTACTACTGCGGTCGGTTCCTTGGACTTGAAGTGCATCTTAGATACGATTTTCAAGCAAGCATCTGCCTGATTCGTACTGGACGCAGCAAAGCCCAGAATTGCATTACGCATATCGTCCACATCATACGTAAGGTCGCTGTTATAGGCGTCCTCAAGAATTTTGTAGATGAAGTCAATGGATGGTTTCGTGTAGGGGTGGATTTCCTTGTTGAGATTGCGCATGATGAGAATACGCAGTGCTTTCTCACTTTGGACGCGATCAGTGCTAACCATTTTTTCTCCCTTCATTGGTAAACCGGAGCTGATGGACGCTACCGGAATATCATTGCATTTTGAGAGCTTTCTTCGGAGTGAACTCTTACCGGTAAAAACCTTGACCTCGATGTGCTCGTCGTAGATTCTGCTGAGCTTCGATGCATCGCCGGAGTAAATATAATGCAGGTGGATTCCTGCGCCAGATTTGCTCAGTTCTGCATAGGTTCTCGGCCACTTGCTTGCCGCTTCGAGGTTTCGTTCAAAGGACTTTTTGCCATCCTCTCCCGGAATATCAAAGTCGATGACGATGTGGTTCTCCGGCACCTTGACGTAATGCAGTCTGCTCGTGTCCAGATCCGCCAGCTTTGTCTTTACCTTTTCCCATTTCTGAGTAGGTGTTCCCGTTTCATTGGCATATTGGGCAGGGCAGTCCTTGCAAATATCATCCAGAACCGAGCGCTGTACCTTGAAATCGATCCACGACTTTGCTTTTTCCGGAACTGGTGCTCCAAAGCCCGATTTCTTCTCAAACTTTTCTGTCTTGAAGCCACTGTAATAGCTGCGGATACGTTCTCCGGTGTCTGTGTTGACACGCTCCTTGTAATCACGGAAGTAATTCATCAGTTCTTCCTTGAATACCCGCCGGGAACTCATATATGGAACATTTGTGCTCGTGCAGAAATTTTTGTACATTTCCCATGCAACCTGCAGCGAAACACCGTCTTCCTTCTTGAAGACGTAGTAGCTGTCTTCCATAAAGTTGTACATGTCATTCGAAGCGCTCAACATGCGAATGGGAATATAATCGTCATAGGCATGTTTGTTATTCTCGTAGACATTACGACAGTACCATGCAATAGCACCAAGCTCAAAGTCGATTTGCGAAACCAGCTCCTCGTACTTCTTAGCTGGCACCTTATTGCCAGTGGGCTCCACATCGATTAGACGCCGAACAATACCCGACTTCGCGTTGGTGATGCGTACCGGGTTGTTGGTACCGAGGATGAGGAAGCACTTGAAGCGGTTCTCGTAGGCAGACTTAAACTTCTCGTTGACCGTCATGGACTCGTGAGAGACCAGTGAGTTGATTCGGGTGTTGTCTTCGATGCGGCTCAGGTCACCGTCGTGCTGAATCGCGATCAGCGGATTTGCTTTGAAAGCTTCCAGCGCAAAAGCATTTGAAGATGATCCCAGAACCTTTGCATCAAAGGCCGAATAATATCCAGCGAACAGTTTTTGGATAATGTTGATGACGGTAGACTTACCCGTACCCGGTGCACCATACATCACCATGAACTTCTGGATCCTTTTCGAGTCTCCGTTCACAATAGCTCCAATCGCCCACTCGATCTTCATCCGCTCGTCTGGCGCATACAGAACGCTCATCAGCTCATCCCAAGCCTTGATACTTCCCTGCTCCAACGGATACGGGAGCCGCTTTGATGCGTAATCTTCTTTTTTGACCTCGGTGTTGGAAAATATCAATTTCTCGTCAAGCATAACGAATGAATCCCGCATCTGACGCTGGCAATACCGGTGCCAAATATCAATCATGCCAGACTCTGCATCCCACATGTGCAGCACCCGATAATTGTCGAAGTCTGCCTTGTGGGTCTGGGCATAATTATCAAGTTCCCTGTCGATGAGCTGCAGTGCATCCTGCTCGTCCGTAGACCATAATCCGCGTTCCTGTAACCAGATTGCGTAGAAGTCCCCGCCTCGAATCATCAAGTCCTTGGAATGCTTGATAATGAATTTGGGATAGATCTCGATCACCCCGTGTTTGCCCGTTCTGCGGGCAATGAAAAGGAAATCAATCATTGACAATCAATTTCCTCCTTTCTTCGAGGTAAATATCAAGCGTTGGTCAGGGTTGCATGGCCGTCGCAGTGGACAGACTTGCTCTCTCCGGTCTTCTTCATCCGGTTCAGTTCGTCCATGGCGCCGTCGTACTTCTCTGCCAGCTCATCGCGCTCTTTCTTTGCATCCACTGCCTTCTTGCATTCCATAGCAAACGCTTTCGCAAACAGATATGCGATACCCGCCACGCCGATCAGTGCCAGGTTCTTCTTGAACAGGCGTACCTTGCATCTGTCGAGGGCGCACTCGGTCTGGGCGAGTTGATAATAAATGTTGTTTTCCATGATAAGTCCTCCTCAAATATCATTTTCATTCAGGTACGCCATCATCTGGTACCAAATATCAAGCGTACGCATGTCATCTTTCGGGTTCTGCAGGGTAAACAGGCTGCCTGCGCCATTGGGCTGGTAGTCCCTGCGGCGGAAGCGCTCGATCACGAATTCTGCCCGGCTCTGATGGAACCGATTGTCGTCCATCGAAGCCAGACCGAGACTGACGACCATACTCCAGAACCACTGTCCGGTCCGGTTTCCGATATCTGCATCTTCCATGATGGTTTCTTCGCACCGAAGTGCCAGCGCCACCATCATTTCCAGCATGCTGCACGGCTTCCCCTGAAAAGTCACAGATACGTTGTTTTCAGGAATCGTGCCCGGAATATCATTGCATTCCTCAGCAAACCGTCCCCGCAGATTTTCGCCATCTATCGCTCGATTGCAGTCCATTTCATTATCCGGGACGAACTGTGTGTCGTACAGAAATGTCAACAGTCTGCGAAAAGAGAGATTTCTCGGTTCCCACTTTCCGCAGACCAGCTCGTAAAGCCACTCGAAATATCTTTTTTCGATGTCGGCTTTCATCTCGTCAATCGTCATAGTCCTCCTCTTCCCGCTCCCGATACACATCTGCGTAGTTCTGGAGCGCCTTTACCACCTCAAAGTCCTTGCGATAGGCATGGTTGCGTACATGAATCGTGTCGGGCATAAATTTGCCCATCTCGTCCAGAGCTTTCTGTCCGACAACTGCTTCAACGTCATCCACTTTGGAGCCGTCGCTGTCGTAGGCCAGAACACCATCTGCGAACAGGGTCAGAAAGCTGGTCTCATAGTCATCATCGCAGCCGAATTCGTCCGGCTCAATGATCTCGATAGGCTCCAGCGGCTCTTTGTCAGGCTTTTCCTGGTCACTCTCCTGACGATACGGACCAGAAATCAGGTCAACGGCTTGCTTCTGAGCTTCAACTTTGATCTGTTCGTCAATGTGCTGTTCTTTTTTCCTGTAATGCTCGCGGACATCTTCGATCTGAGCATCAGCAAACTTCTGATACTCCCCGCGCATCCGAACATGCATGAAATAAGCGCCAGCCGCAAAGCCAGCGCCAACCAGTAAAATATCACGAATCCAGTTTTTCATTGGAATCTCCTTCTTTAACGGTCATCAAAGTGAATGCAAGCCCTCCGAAAAAGAGCGAAACACTCATGAGGACCCCTCCAACCAGATGCCGCTTTCGTTTCGTGTCGGTCAAATAATCGAGGAATAAAAACACCGATTCTAAACCGTCCATATCTGCTCCTTACAACATTCTGGCAATTTCATCAACCATTTGACTCCACTCATGACCATAAATCATGCAACGAGTATCGAACATGCGCGGATTTTTCTTTTTTGCATCTTCCGTAGCAACGGGCACACCGCAATTAAGTTCAATCCCCCTGTTCGCGAGTTTATCGTTAAGAAAATCGTCAAACACTTCAACGATTTCACATGCTTTCGTATACTTATCGTCCATATCTGCTCCTCACTCAGAAAGGACAGCCAGACCAGAGACGAAGCAGACTCCGGCCATGGCAGCGAACACATAAGACAAAGTTCTTACGACTCTGGTCATAGCGAATCCTCCAAAAATATCAATCAGATTTTGTCGATGATGGGACCATCGATGTTGAAGTGGAGCACGACAGAGCGGTCACCCTGCATCTTATCCAGACCGAACTTCACGCGGTTCTGCAGCGACTCGTTGTTCGGGTCATAAATCCAGCCCACGATCTGCCCCTGCGGAGTGTAGATCTGCTGGCCGTTGTTGTACTTACCGATCATGCGGTAGACTTCGTTCAGGAACAGATACCCACGGATGCGCAGCAGATTGCTTGCGTGGGTCTCGACCATGCTCAGGAAATTCTTGTTGATCTGTGCATCCGGTTCCCAGTTGTCCACCATTTCATCAAAGATCAGGTCATACGGGGAATGCACGCCGTCTGTTTCGTCGATGTAAGACTTGACCACTTCCTCAGTGCCGTCTTCGTTGACAACCCTGGACTCCACCTCGACGGCCTTCACACCGTGCTCGATCTCATGCTGCACCCGCTCACCGAAGCGCTCGGATACACGGCCCTTATACTCGTTGAACGCCTTGTCCAGCGTGACATAAGCCGCTGTCAGAGCTGCATTGCGCTTCTGCAGGATGTGGTTGGAGCCAACCATGCAACCAAGAGACAGGGTGCCCAGAATGACAGCAGGAGCATACAGCTTCACGAGCTTCACGCCAGTCTGCACATAAACGGTGGTCAGGTCCTTCTTGGCATCTTCTTCGGTGTACTCAGCGCCTTCTTTGATTGCAGCCTTGCCATCCTGCACATCGTGAATGGTTGCCACGCTGGACTGATGGGCAGCCAGAATATCATTGACCTTCAAAGTAGCCTTGCAGGCCATGACAGCACTGGTCACGGCACCAACGGCACCACAGACCATCAGAATCTCAGGGCTGTGCTTGCCGATCTTGAACTTTGTCTTTGCTGCAAAGCGACAGACATTCGACATCATTTCGTTCATTTTCATAACTATCTTTCCTTTCTCAGTTGTTCAGTGCAACGGGCTTCGGCAGACGGATGACGTATCCTCCACTGACGCCCTGAATGTATGCGGTACGCAGATCATACCAGCCATATTTGTTGTCCGTGTAATTCGAGGTCATGCCCACCAGATCATACAGGTCGGCCACAGAGACGCAGTTGTAAGTTGCCAGTGCATCGATCATCTGGCTGAGCACTTCATCCGCATCCCCACGGGACGAGAAAATAATGTCCTGATAGTTGATCTGCGCTGCTACCGGACGGTTCGTGTTGGAACTCCGGTTATCGGAATACCGATTGTACGAGACACGGCTCGGCTGAGCGTAATTGCCATAGTTGCTACGCGGACGGTCATCACCATGAAATATCATGTTGACGGTTGCGATCATCAGGTCTGCAAAGAAGTCCCGCATCTTCGGTACGGCCACGTCTTTGACAATATGGTCGCGCACGGTCTTCAGGTCTTCGGCGATGAACATCGAAGCAACCTTCTGAATATCATTTTTCTCCTTCGCCACGACCTTGCCGGTGGTCACCTTTTCAAACTTCTTCTCATGCTTTTCCGCATTGCCGGAGGTGATCGAGTTTGTGGGCAATTTAATTTCTGCCATTGGGGTTTCTCCCTTCAAAAATAAAAAAGGTAAGAGCCGCAGATTTCTCCACGGCTCTCGCCTGAACCTTTCACATTAGTTCTCTTTGTCAGTCTCTTCGACTTCCTCGAAGTCAACATCCTCGATTGCTTCCGGTTCGTCCTTCACGATCTTCACCGGGCACTGGAACTTGAAGTGCTTCTTCGGCTTCTTCTCTTTCTCAACCTTGGGTTCGGTCTTTGCCTTTGCCTTGTGCTTTGCGATGCCGGCACCAATTGCACCGATCGTCAACACGCCAACAGCAGCGGCAACGCCCGCCCAGGTGTTGATGCCAGAGTTATTCTCCGTCTTCACCTCATTGTTCTCCGTAACCACGGGAGTCATCTCGTTAGAAGTCTCCTCAGTAGTAACCTCGTTCATGTTGTTCATTTCGTCCATAATAAAATCTCCTTTCAAGATTTATCCTAAATGTGAACCTTTCTGGTTCCATAAAGCAGAATGAATTTTTCGCGTCTCAGACGCCGATATAATGCGGCGGTTCCACGTAGTTCACCACCAGACACGGCATACCTTCCTCATCCAGCCGTGAGGCGTAGCAGGTCTCGATGTAGCCGCGATCAATATCCCAGCCGAGCATGTCACCAAGCTTGTTCTGGTCCAGGCCGATCATGTCGTACCATTCGTTCAGACTGATTCGCATGTCGTCCCGCAGTTGACGGTTGAATTCGTTTACGGCTTTATCGATCTGGTTCTTGGTCGCCGTGAAATATCTTCCGCTCAGGGAGTCAAAGCACTTGAGCTGTCCCGCAGCATGGTTCACAACAACCGTCTGCGTCTCCGGCGTCTTCTGCTGCTGTTCAATGGCGACTGCTTGCCGGATCTCGCGTTCCTTGTCCTCGCCAACAGTCTCCAGCACCTTGTCCCGGTAGGTACGCAGGGCACTTTCGCTCATGGTGTATGCGGCAGTCAAAGCCGCATTGCGCCGCGCGTTCATACTGCTGGCACCGATGATGCATGCCACGCTCACGCCAAAACTGACAGCAGTCGGAATATAAACCGGTGCTGCCGTTTTGATAATTTCCTTCGCCTCCAGCTTCTCGACACCCAGTTCCTGCTTTTTCTGGTCGAGCAGGATCATTGCTTTCGGGGTCGCCTTGACTGCAAATATCACAGAAGATGCCGCTCCTGTGATGCCCAGACCAATAAGGATCTCCGGGCTGTGCTTTTTCGCACCCACCAAGAGCGCATTTGCCAGTGCTTTGAGTTTCATTTTTCATCCCTCCAGAAAAATATAAAAGAAAGAGCCGCAGCTTTTTGCCACGACTCTCGTCTATCAGATGTGTCCACTAACCTTCAAATGTTCGAAGCGTTCATTTGCCTCGCATTCGATTTTCACTTCATCTCGATGCGACCAACGATACCGAACGTACTCATACAGTCGAACCGGCTGCACGCCAATCGTAATCATCACTCCGATCAGAGTATCGACCACCATTTTCGCACACCGTTTCACCTGATTCCATGTCAGTTCGTCGATTGCTCTCCAGAAGTCCTTATCGTATTCGTACATAATAAAATCTCCTTTCAATTTGTGGATTCCTTCCATAATGCAGAGAGATTTTTTCGCGTTATCGCCAAATATCAAAAAGAAAGAGAGGCATCACTGCCCCTCAGTCTCATTGCGCTCGGCAAGCTTTTTGTCAACCGCTTCGTTGATTTTGGCATCCAGTTCCTTGTCTTCGGCATATCCCTGCATCATTGTGCCGAGAAAGCCAAATATCATTCCTGTCATGCCAAGAATCTTCCAAATGTTCGATTTCTTACTCATTTGTCTCACCTCCTTCATAATGGCGATTGAATTTTTCGCGTCAAAACGGAGCCGTCTGACTCGGATCATAATTTTCCCAGTCTTTCACCGGATCTGCCCACGGACTGAAATAGTATACTGTCAAGCCGTCATCGGTTTTCTGCTCGTCGCATTCCACATCCAGCCAGCAGTATTCCCAATCTTCTACCATCTGATCAATGCACCACCCGCGCGATCCCGGGTCCGGTCGGTAATCGAGCCCGAGCAGCTCACACCACGCTTCGAGTGATACGCCGCCGTCCAGAGCCAGCTTCTTGTTCAGCATGTAGGCAGCTTCGTAAACCTGTGCCATGGTTGCATTGAAATATCTTTTTGTGTACGGCTCATAAAAGAGCTTTACCGCATCGTTGTTTTTGTCAAGCGGAACTTCCTCGACTTTCCGATGAATCTCATGCTCCATTTCTTCGCCTACCTGCTCCGCAACCTTCTTGCGATAGTTGCTGTAGGTCTGCTGGACAGCGACATAGGCCGCCATCAGCTCCGCCTGCGTCTTTTTGTTCAGACCATTTGAACCCAGAATGCACGCAATAGTGCCTGCACCAACAACTGCCGCCGGGATGTAGAACTTCCAGCAGTCCTTGACGATTTCCTTCTTCGTCATCGGCTCAGCTCTGTTCATGTCGATCAGGCTCTGTGCCTTCGTGGTCGCCTTTGCGGTCTCAACAGCGGTCAGCACGACACCGGCAGCCGCTGCAATCGACAGAATCGTTGCACCATGCTTGCTAAAATAGGAAAATATCTTTTTGTTCAGTTTCATAATTGCTCCCTTCAGCAGTTCTCAACCTTCCAACGGTTTCTCTTCGATGCGTTTACGATGCCTCTCGGATATCCAACCATCAGGCAGACAGGCACAGTATCGTTGCGCAGAAATATCCTTCCGGCTCTTTCATGCAAGCCGATTGCAAGGTTGTTCATACTGATAAAATCGCGAATCGCCATAACAATCGCTCTGGCATTTGGCCTGTCTTCTTCGCTCAGAACAATCTCCATAATGAATGTGCGGCTGTAAACGAACTCGCCAACGATACTCTGCACGGCCTCTTTGTCAACTTTTCGCTTCGGTTCAAAAGAGTTGTTGTACATCTCCGAGAATTCTGTCGGGTCAACATTTTTCAATTTCATAGCGACTCCTTTCACAAAAAAGAAAAGACCCGGTCTCAAACCGGGGGCCTCTGTAATCAAACAGCGCTCTACCAACTGAGCTATCTTCTCCATTCAGCGGCATGTATTTTTCGCGTCAAAGAACGCCGGCCTTCGACAAAATATCAATCAGCGCTTCCTGTGTCATCTCGGCATCGATGTCCAGATGCACCCGAACCTTCCGGTTTTTGTCCGTGTAATTCATCCGCAGGTCGTTCAGCTGAACAGCAGCGTCAATTCCCTGCTTTCTGATTGCTTTTCCTACCGCAGCTGAAACTAGCCTGCGCAGAAACCCGGATTGAATGTGCATAATGTCCTCCATTTTGAATCTCCTTTCAATGGCTCAAAAATAAAAAAGGCAGAGGGCGAATCTTTATCAGATCTCGTACTCTTCCTGATTTGCTTTCTGAATTTCTTTCAGTTCCTTGTGTTCCTGATACTTCTCCCATGCAATGAATACTGCCAAGACTGCTGCATACAGTCCATACACAACACCACACAGCTTGAAGTAAGTTCCCCAAGTCCACTGCTTGTTCATAAAGTTCTTGATCGCTTTCATCATAGTAATTTCTCCTTTCGATAAAAGCCCTCTGTCTTCCATAAAGCATCCTGTATTTTTCGCGTCCGGCAAAAAGAAAAGAGCCTATGATTTCTCATAAGCTCTCTCAGGATAAGGCTAAATATCAATTCGTGTACCGGTTTCCGTTAAATCCTCAGTTCTTCGACGGCCGGAACAGCCTCACCAGAACCCAGATGACCAGACCAATTGTCAGCCCGATCACTGCGGTCACAATGACCTGCCCAACCGTTACGCTCGTATTCCAGATTTTCTTCAAAATATCCATCGTACTTCTCCTTTGTTTGGGCCTTATCCCATAAGATAAGGAGAATTTTTCGCGTAAAACAAAAAGAGCCTGTGTTTTCTCACAAGCTCTTTCGGAGATAAATATCAAGCAGTTTTCTTGACCGTTACACTATTTTCATATAGTTCATGCGGCGCAATATCCTGTCCTTCTGGCCATTCGATACCAACGCCACCCGGAAGTAGTTGAACTGCATTAAAATATCTTTCATCTTTCAGTTGCCCATACCATGAACCTGTCGCATACGGCGCTACATCAAAAACTTTCACTTCACCGGTTTCGTAAAACAGTCGAAGCCTTAAATTGGGCATTGCCTCAACCTTAGTCAGTTTCGGTTGCAACATATAATCACTCCTTACTTCAGAGGATCAATGCGGAAGAACTGTTCGCCATTGCTCAACAGCTTCCAGTTTGCTTCCAGATCATCGTGATGGATTACGATCCACGCTTCCAGAAGTTTCAGTTTATTCTTTGGAAAACTGCCCTCAATGATAGAACCATCAAGTCCCATCACGATTTCTTCTCCCGAATACTCAGCGTGGATGTGCGGCATATTGTGTTTTCCGCCCTGTTCGCGGTACATTCTAACGATAATTCCATAGAAAATGCTCAATACCGGCATCTTCAATCACTCCCATTTTCAATGTTATTCTATCATAACTAAGTTGGTTTTTCAAGAATCGGTGCTTTTCATCGCCGCTTCAAATTCTTCCACGGTCATCTCCACACGCGGCGCAGCGTCTTCTATCTTCAGCAAGCCATCCCGTACCAGCCCGGCCAAAATATCAATCTCGACCTTATGCTTGGCGATTTTCTCCTGAGCCTTCTTCTGCTCGCGCTCAATCCAGTCTTTTTCAATGAGGCACCATGAGCGGCAATCAGGATATCTTTTATCACCACACTTGTTACACATCATCCGATGACGGCCTAAATCCGGGATTTCTTCCTGAAACTCTTTGATATAAGTCGTCCATTTGCCGTTTTTCTTCACGGGAACGATCATATGCGATGTCACTTGCATGCCCTTCGCCTCCCTTTGTTTCATTATAGCATGTCCGGGACAAAAGCAAAAGACCATGTTTCAGATCTTTTGCCCTTCCAGAGTTGGATTTAGGAAATCAACGTCTGGTAACGTGCGTTCAGATGCTCGACAACATCTGCAGCAGCGTCAACATAGATGCGGAACTCCATTCGGTTCTTAGCGTTTATCACGCTTTCGATAACCAGCCTTTTGTATCCTTCATCATGTAACATTCTGATGCCAATGCCGAGCTGTCTGTCGCTCTTTGCCAGAAGGTATTCCATTGCTCTCACCTCCTTCCATAATAGAGCAGGTTATTTTCGCGCCTACACTTCTTTCCTATCAAACACCGTTTCCCACCGTTCTTTCTTGATCGGCTTCATCCGGATGGCCCACATGAGCTGCCGCACAGTGACCGTCGGATAGAATCCATTTTGATTTTTTCGTTTTGCGTGCTCCAGAAAATACTCCCGGAATCCTTCGTGCATGTAGATTTTGTCGGTGAGCCATGGGTCAATGGGTCCCCAGAAGGTCGCCCGACTTTTCTCATTGAACCTCTGCTGAATGACGCAAAGCCCTTTCCCGTGCTCTGCATAAAGGGTGCAAGTCCGGTACACCGGGTGATTGCATCGGTAGGTCACGCCGTAATATCTCGTCCACTCCTCGGACGGCTCGGTATAGTATCGCATAAAAGAAAAAGAGGCCGCAGCTTTTGCCACGACCCCCGAAGTCCTCCTTACTTCTTGAAGAATCTAAAGTCTCTCATCAGACCCTTGAACGTGCTCGAACAAATGGTTCCCGTCTCCTCGAACTTGAAGCCCTTGCCGTACCAGTGACTGCCCACAGCAAAGCCCGCGATCGTCACACCGACGCTCGTTACTGTCGTCAGGATGCGGATGAGCTTATCGTCTTTCGCTTTCTGCTCCTCGAGTTCAAGCTTGTGCCGTTCCAGTACAGCCTTGTCCTCGTCAGCATTCTTGCTGTTCTCCTGCTCATTCTCATCCATTCGCAGCTTGTAAAGCTTCACGATGTTGTCGGTCGCTTTGCCCTGCTCGTCACTTCCCGTTTCCAGGTTTCCCAAGTCCTCGAAGCGACGCTCCAATTCCTTGTCCAGTCTTTCGTTCAGTTCCATTTTGAATTTCTCCCTTCAAAAATATAAGTTCGGAGTTTCCTCCGTAAAGCGGACAGTTAATTTCGCGCCTTTACTTTTTTGACTCGCAGGATCGCATACTCTGCGTTCTCGATATCTTCCACCGCCTTGTCCATGCTCAAAAACAAATGAGCACCGTCATCGTCCTCACCGGTGTAGCCCACAAGCAATGTTCCTACAGACTTCTTGCGGTAGTCGTGGGTTTTCCCGAGCAGCAGACCCAGCAAAAAACCCAGAACAATTGCGATGCCAGTCAAAATCCATACCAGATAAGCCATTTTGAAAATCTCCTTGTACCAATATAAATCGTATTTCAGTCGAGTGCGTGCGGAAGAAAAAGGAGAAAAGAGAAAGCCGCAGCTTTCGCCACGGCTTCCCCCGGTTCCTTACACAAGTCTGCATCAGCGCAAACCTGCCTGGAACATGACAAGGTTCTGCATCTCATCGCGCTCCCAATCCATGTGCTCCGTGCCAAACGGCTCCTTCGCACCTTCGTTGATCGCGTTCATCATTTCAACAAAACCCTTTACAATGTTCTTCAGCATAATTTTTCTCCTTTGCCAAAAAGTGTATTTTCTTCCATAATGCACCCTGTTTTTTTCGCGTCTGGAGAAAAATAAAGAGCCGCAGATTTCTCCGCAGCCCTTTGCCTTAGATTAGTTTTCGTTTGCTAATTTCTGAATTTCTTTGCACAGATCATCATAGTCCTGCATCACACTCATGACCACATCTACATCCCATTTCATATTTCGCTTTTTCGCGGAATGTAACACAGTCATATACTTAACAGCCTCCTGTGATTTTTCTGCAATTTCTTTCATGACCTTAATATCAATCGTAACTAATCACCTCCATAATAGAGGCCGAACTTTTCGCGTCACTGTCGTTCTTTGCTCAGGAGCCAGAAGAAATATCGGTAATGCATGTAATAGGTTTCCCTGCAGCATGGACATCCCTTTGCCTGAAGCTTGTCATAGCCCAGACTCTTTGTCACGCCTTCCAGGATGTATGGCCCCAGCACCGTGTCCAGCTTTGCGATGCATCGGTCCACAATGTCAATGCAGTTTGAATAGTAGACTCGCGCCAGCGCCTGACGCTCTGTCGGACTTTCGGGCGGATTCCCCTTGATGACACCAGTCATACCGTCGGGCGAAATCTCCCACCCGTCGATCAAAGTCAGCGCTTTCTTCCAGTCGTCATACTGCAGGCAGAAGTGCTTCAGTTCGTAGTACCGCTGCTTTGGGATGCGGTATGGATTCTTTTGGGAAAGTACCGGACGTTCACTTTTCATTTTCACCCCTCCATTCGTAGCCGGTCTGCTCGTAGAGGAGTTTTGGTGAAATATAATAGTTGATCCTGCCCAGCTTTGAGTTCATCTGCTGAACATCAGTCACTCGTTTTCCGTTCCTTGTTGCTTCACCGATGGGGAGCCAGCCTGCAATGATCCCGGCTCTCACCCATGCAGGATCACGTCCGTATACCTTCGCCGCCACCCGCACCGGCACCGACCCAAATTCTAATCTAGCTTTGTCCATTCTATCGTACTCCTTTTATGTTACTCTAAGCACGTCAAAATGCGTCTTAGGCTCAAAAGGATGGTACTGTAGAAAACGGTCGAGTGCGTGCTGTATTTTATTTTTCTTCCGGTGAAGGGATTGACAGCCCGGACGAAACGGTTTAACCTAGAATAGCTTTTCCAAAAGAAAAAGCCCGGTTTGACCGAGCTTTTGAGTGAAAGCATCCAATTTTCAAACAGCCAAAGGAGATTTTTATGTTAATACTCTGCCCGGAGTGTGAGCTGCAAGTGAGCGATAAGGCTATAGCTTGTCCCCATTGCGGCTATCCGCTCAAGTCCAAATCTTCGTTGCCGCCTAAAAAGAAAAAGCATATGCGCCTTCCAAACGGTTTCGGACAAATTTCCGAAGTTCGTGGCCGCAATCTTCGAAAGCCCTTTCGTGTTTTGGTCACCGCCGGCCATACCGATGATGGCAAACCGATCGTTCGTCCCCTTCGCCCCGTCGGATACTTCGAGACTTACAATGAAGCTTATGAAGCTCTTGTAAAATATAATGCTCATCCGTTTGATCTCTCCAATAAAACGACCATGCAAGACCTCTTTGACTCCTGGCTGTCATTACGAGAGAAGAAGGTTGACCCTTCTACGGTTTCTCGTTATAAAAGTGCATGGGCTTATTCTTCTTCTATCCATCACATGCTTGTTCGGGACGTGCATATTTCCCATCTTCAAAATTGTATTGAAAACGGCTCTGTTACTTACGCTGGAAAAATACGGCATCCTGAAAATAATGTAAAAGAGTCCATGAAAACTCTTTACAACCTTCTTTTTGATTATGCCCTCGCACATGAGTTGGTCGATAAAAATTATGCTCGTATGTTCACCGTTGATTCAGGCTATGTCCGAAAGCCAAATTGCCATATCGCCTATAGTGATGAGGAACTTGCCATTCTCTGGTCCAGCATTGATAAGCATCCTATCATTGATATGATTTTGATTCAGTGTTATTCTGGCTGGCGTCCAGGAGAAATGTGCGACTTGAAATTGGAAAATGTTGACATGGAAGCAGGCACATTTACAGGTGGACAAAAAACAAAAGCGGGGATAAACCGAACAGTGCCGATTCATCCCCGTATTTATAATTTGGTAAAATCCCGCTATGAAAAAGCTATTGAAGCGAAATCTCCATATTTATTTTTTAGAAATCGTCAGCGTGGATTCCGCCAACTAAATGCTGTAAAAGGTGAAATCACAAAAATGAGCTATGCCTTATTTGAACAACAGCTTACAAATGAGGTCATTCCCCTGCTGTCTCTAAATCCCGACCATAAGGGTCATGACGGACGTGTTACTTTTGTTACAATGGCTAAAAAAGCCGAGATGGACGAATATGCCATTAAACGAATTGTCGGCCATCACATCAGCGACCTCACCGAGCGTGTCTACACCCAACGCGATCTCCGCTGGCTTAAAAACGAGATTCAAAAAATCCCGTAATTTTCTGCACTATCCCTATAACTGAATCTCGGGAATGTGTAGGAGTGAGCCGATTTTGCCTACATTTTATCCATTCTGTAGACGTTTCATTTTACGAATCTACGTCCAATTTGACCTTAAAA